AGCTGTACGCAGCCGGAAAGCTGAAGAATGCAGATCAAGCGAATACCGCAACCGCCTGAGAATCCGCTTTACCCGCTGCCTGCTGACTACGACACGTTGACCGATGAGGGTCAGCGGCTTGCTCGTATCAATGCAACGCGGCAGTGGCTTCTGCCTTCGACTGATCTGAAGCAGCGAGCCATTGATTTCATTTCCTCACTCCGTTTCTTCGAGGCTTGGTATCTATGGCCGGACCCCGATACGGATTTCAATCCTTTGTTCTTCGACGACACCCCGGTGCCGACTCCGAAGGGCCATGTTTCAATCTACAAGGAATGGGCGACATCTCGATCAAGCATTGCCGTGGCCCCTCGTGGTTACGCGAAGAGCAACTGCATCCGCAAGTCGATCCTGCTGCAGATGCTCACCCGACCGGCCTTCTCCTTTATCTACGCTACGAGCTCGCACGACAACGCGCAGCAGACGAGCCAGATCATCAAGAGTCAGTTCACGGACAACTCGCGCATCTTCGACGACTTTTCGCCTGAGTTCCCCGACGGTCGCATTGTACCCCGTCGTGGCGAAGCCAGCTTCGGTCTTGAAATGATGTACCTCAAGAACGGGTCGTGGCTCCGCGCCATCTCCGCATCCAGCAAGCAGCGCGGCGGTCGACCACGTTGCTACATCCTTGACGACCCCGAGTACGATCCCAAGGCATCTACTTCGATGGCGGTACTCCGCGACTACGTGGAGAATCTGCTGTTCAAGATCGTGCTGCCCATGCTCACTCGACCTGACACCTCGGTGCGGTGGCTGGCTACCTTCGTCAGCCGGCGCCACTATGCGTGGCATGCCATGCAGACCGAGCAGACGCCTAGTGGCCCACGCGCCCGGGATCCGCGCTTTGAGTTCTGGTCACGCATGCTTCTTGACTCGGAGTACGAAAAAAACGGAAAGCTCCACTCCTGTTGGCCCGAGATGTGGCCCCTCAACCGTGCAGACAAACTTGCGCGACCAGATCTTGCGAACCGCATTTCCCTTGAGGAAATCAAAGAACGAATCGGTAATGCTGTCTATCTGGCTGAGTATCGCGGTCGACCCGGTGAGAGCGGTGAGAACTTCTTCCCGCCCCTCATCCGTGAGAACCACGGGTGGTGGATTGAGGACCCGGATCCGTCCTTCGACACTGACCCGGTGACCTCCGATACTAAGATCGCGTGGGGGGAGAAAACCGGAATCAAGGTGATGCCCATCAAGGACTTCCTCTTGAATTCCCTCACCTTCATGGCTGTCGATACGTCGTATACTCATGGTCCTGACTCGGATTATAAGGTAGCAGTTGTCATGGCGGTTAACAGTGACAACTGCCTTTTTGTTCTAGATATGTGGGCAGGCCAGGTTCCCGAGGACCAGCTGATCCGGAACGTCTTCCGCTTGGCCGACAAGTGGAAGGTCCCGTCTATCCACCCCGAAGTGGTCCGCGAGTCGGTGAACCTGTACCAGCAACTTGAAACCCTGGTACGCCAGCGGGCTACCGAGATCACCGGCACTTCCCACATGCCCAAGATCATGCCCCTCAAGGTGGGCATGGTTCAGAAGGAAGCCAAGATCTCCGGCCTCCTGTTCCGCTTCGAGCACGGACTCCTAAAGCTCCCGATGTGGAAGCGCATGGACAAGCCGTGGCGGGAGCTGTTTGACCAGTTGGAGCAGTTCAACCCCGAGGCCCGCGATGGCGGTCTTGCGCACGACGATCACCTCGATGCGGTAGCCATGTCCTCCATGATCTTGAAGTTCCGCCTACCCAAGCGCGGCCTGGGCATCGAGGCGGTGAGGTCCCCCCTCGAGCGGTTGAAGGCGGGAGAGCGCCATGACAATGGGACTGCCCTCCTTTCTATGGTTGACTGGAACAACCTTCCACGTGAAGATGTGCTTGATATCCTAAGGCCTGAGGAACACACAAATGACGGCGAGACCAGAGTCTGATTCCCAGTACGTCACCATCCCATACTTCCTGTATGAAGCGATGGCTCGTGTGTACTACGGACGGGCCAACGGTGACTTTCCCGTGACGCGCCCTATTGCATCGGAAACCCCGGATCCCAAGTTCACGGGTGACTTCACGATGGTTGACGACGACATCCCCCCAACTTGGAAGCCGCAGGGCGCAGCCCAGAGGACACCCAGTGAACACGCGAAGCCCGCTAAGTCTCCCAAGTAAGCCCGCCGATATTGCAAAGTTCATGCGCATGCACGTGGACCGTGAGCGCGTGCGCTACAACTATCGCCGCTCCATCTGGCTGCTTGCGTGGCACTACTTGAACGGCGCTCGCCGCTTCGACGTCTTTGACCCGCTTACCGGTCGCCTTTCTCCCCACTATCTGGACCGCGAAGGCAACATGGAGTTCCAGTCGCAGGACCTCCTCTCCATCATTGACCGGACTGTGGCTCGCATTGCCACCATGGACCTTCGCCCCAAGATCATGCGCCAGGGCACCAGCCTCCGCATGATCCGCGAGCGTTCCAGCGCACAGATCATTGCTGACTCACTGATCTCCGATCACCAGCTGTCGCAGGTCACCTCCGACTTTGCTCACATCTTTGCAACCCTCGGTTGCTGCGGAATCATGGGGCACCTCACCGATGTCCCCACCGTCGGCCTTACTGCCGATCTTGAAGTGGTGCACCCCCGTGAGGTGTTCCCATTCCCCGCCCTTCACCAGGACCATACCAAGCAGAGCGGCATCATTCGCCAGCGCGTGGTCCCCATCGACCTGCTTGCCTCGAAGTTCGGCAAGATCTCCTCAAAGAAGAAGGATCAGATGGAATGGTGGAAGGTTGACCACGGCGACGTGACCACTGACCTTGGCCTTGACGAGCCCGGCTCGTACATGCGCAACCCCTTCAACAACAGTGGCATCACGACTGGCGCCTCGGAAGGTACCGACGTGGTGAACGAAGTGGCCCGTATCCGCGAGCTGTGGATCAACGGACCCCGTGACACCTGCGTCCGCTACGTTGTATCCAGCGGTAACGAAATCCTCGTCGACGAGTCGTACGACGACGCGGCGATGTACTGCCCCCTTGGCTGGGCCCGCTTCATGGATACCGGCACCTTCTATGGCGCTGGTTTGTTCGACCTGCTGTTTGGCATCTGCCGACAGGCCGAGCACATGATGAAGAGCCTCTTCAACAACATCCGCGATACCGATCGCTACGGCGTGCTTGTGTTGCCGCAGGGCTCCATGAATGAGCGCACCCTCCTCAAGGACGTGGGCCGTGGTCTCCGCGTGATGACCTACACCCCAGACCCGCTGAACGAGAACTTTAAGCCGTTCCCCATCCAGCCGTGGAACGCGGGCGATGCGCCCGGCAAGGTGGCCCAGTTTGCCCGCGACGTGATGCAGCAGATCAGCCCCGTCCAGGATCTCCTCCAGGAAAAGGGTCGCGTCGACAGTGCCCCTGGCCTGCAGTTCCTTGACGAGCAGATCACCAAGGCCATGACCAATCCTTCGATTGGTATTCAGCGCGCCTTCGGCAACATGTACCGCTCGATGACGGCTCAGGCTGTGGCGGAAATCGTGAAGTTCCCCCGCACCGTGCCCGTCAACTACGTCACCCTAGACCTCGCGGGTGCAGTGCTTGACATCGACAAGTCCGAGGTGTCCTTTGACCAGAACCCGCTGCCGCAGGTTGGTTACCTGAGCTTTGGCGTGAAGCAGGTCAACCCACGCAGCGACGTGGCCCGCAAGGAGGAAGCAATGAACCTCCTGCGTGCTGGCCTTACAGACCCGATTGGCCTCAAGGTCTTTGCCCTCAAGGAGGGTCTGGACTTCGCCATGTGGATGGACGAGGAGAAGGGTGCGTACGAGTCAGTCGTGCAGAACATTCTCCTCCTCTACGGCAACGGCCAGGACCCCGGTCAGATCGTGCTTACCCAGCACATGACCCGACCGGACATTCAGATGCGTGTTCTCAGCGGTTTTATGACCAGCCCCATCCTTGCGGTTGCCAGCCCTGAGGTACAGGATGAGTTCCGCAAGTTCCGAGACACGATGCTGCAGTTCATGGGCCAGACCCTGCCGCAGCAGATCCCGACACCTGATGAAGCTGCCGCTATGGGCATGCAGCCGCAACAGGCACCTCCACAAATGCCCATGCAAGGAATGATGCCGAATGGCTGATGAGACCCCAAACACCGCAGATACCGCGCCCGTTACTGAAACCGCCAAGCCCACTCTTGACCTCGACTCCACCATTCGCGTGGGGGGACAAGACGTTTCCATCAAGGAGTTGGTGGATGCCCGAGAGAACCTGGAGTATCTGCGTCAGGACTACAGCAAGCTTGTTTCGTTCCGCGACGCCACCTCCAAGGTGATGCGTCCGGATGTGGATCCTTCTGTCAAGGAGCAGGCTGCCCGTCAGCTGCTGGTTGATATGGGATACCAAGGTGAAGAAGTGGACAACTACGTTAATGACTGGATGCAGTCACAGCAAGGAGCAACGAACGTGAACGACAATGTGGATACGACCCCGGAAGGTGATGATGATGACGGCAGCGCGGAGCAGGTGGCCAACGCCATCATGCAGGCACAGCGCGAAGCGCAGTCTGCCCGTGAGCAGCTGGATCGCATGCGTGCTGAGCAGCTGAACGGCCGCATGAATTCGCAGATCGTCGTGGGCCTTGATTTGAACAAGGACGCCCGTACGATGTTGAGCAAGCTCGAGGAGATCAACGGAAAGGAAGCCGTTGCAAATGCTCGTAGTGCTTTTGAGCGTGACATCCGCCAGCAGGCGATGGACAATCTCAAGGCGCGACGTGCGGCTGCAGGGACTTTCGAAGAAGCGTGGGTCACCGAAGAGGCAGCAAGGGCGACTGACCAAGTCCTTGCGAAGTACCGCTCGGTAATCGGCGACCCTAACCGTTTGGGACGGGCCCCGGAAACAGACAGCAGTGCGAGTGCGTTTGCTAACCGTAAGCCCGTCTCGGCTCCAACGTGGAAGCCGGGTATGAGTGCCGGCGACGTTGAGACTGCTTTGAATGCGTACAACACGGACGCACTGAGCCGTCTGGCCGCTGGGCTCGATACGGGAACTGACGGTCGCGTCTGATTTCTTCAACCCCGTTTACAAGGAAACTGAAACATGCCTAGTCAATTTGCACCGACTGACAGTCTTTTTAGTCGGCACAGTCAGCAGCTCGAAGAGCTGATCAACAAGAACGTCGACACGCTGCTGCCGACCCTCGATCCCGCTTGGCGCGACACCGTCGTGACCTCGCAGGGCGTGGGCCCCGCTTCGGCGATTGGTCGTGACCTGAAGATTCTGAAGCTGTATCGCGGCGGTCTGACCGGCGTGATTGAGCAGGGTGCGCAGTACGGCAAGGGTGACTTTGCCCTGTACGGCGACGACACCACCGTGATCAACCAGAAGCTGTACCTCCAGAGCGCGACCAAGACCTGGCCCGATGCTCTGCAGGGTCCGGCCATCAACAGCTACCGTCTTGGTATCGGCATGCGCTCCATGCTGACCAACCTGGCGGTCACCATGGGCGAGATGCAGGCGGAAGCCACTCCGGCTTTCATCGGCGACATCATCGCTCCCAAGCTGAAGGGTTTTGCTCAGAACCTGTCGCACACCCTGTGCAACTACTGGTACATGAGCCAGAACGATGGCTATCGCCTGGCCAAGATCAGCAGCGCTGGCGTGACCGTGACCGGTACCGCTGGTGGCGCTGGTCCTTGGACTTGCACCTTCCAGCCGGATAACTACGCTATCGACCGTTTCTACGTCGGTCAGCGTCTGGACATCCTGGACGGCAGCAGCTCGGGCGGCAACACCCTGAACCGCGCCAACGGCACGGGTACTGGTGGTGGTACGGCTCGTCTGCAGGTGTTTGTGAGCGCTGTGGATGAGCTGCGTGGCTATGTGACCCTCGCGAGTACCACCTACAACTTCACGACCACGGCTACTGGCTCTGGCGCACCTGGTGGTTCGGTGACCGCGAACAAGGCGGCCGCTGCTGGTGACTACATCGTGTACGCAAACAGCGGTTCGTCGGCCAATGCTGCTACTGGCTCTCAGTCCTTCACGGGCATCGCCGGTATCAACAGCTGGCTGAAGTTCGGCGGTGGTAGCGACGACAACTACCTGCTGGGTAACGAGCGCGATACGGGCAACCAGATCGACGTCACCGTGCACCCTGAGTTCAAGTCCTTCGCGGTCAGCAGCGTCGGCACCCTGACTGAGCACAAGCTCCGTCAGTACGTCCGTCGCTTCCACGCTGCGAAGAACAAGTACGGCCAGACGATCGACTGCCTCATCGCCAGCGATGGCGTGTGGCTGAGCTACGAGGCCCAGAAGATTGGTCAGTACACCCTGGAGCGTCAGGGCAAGCTGTCCAACCTCAACTCGCAGGGTTCGGACGAAGGCTTCAAGTTCACCTTCGAAGGCCGCACCTACAACGGCTACACCTCGACCTATATCGAGGACGGCGTTGTGTACGGCATCAAGAAGGGCGGTTCCAACTGGAAGCGCTACGTGCCGCCGGATCCAAAGGGCGTGCAGAAGTTCAGCGAAGCCGACAGCTTCGTTCCGTTCAACTTTGTGGTCCCGGCTCTCACCGGCACGGCTACCACCAAGTTCCCCATCCTGAGTGGTGGTCTGATGACGGAAGCCATGCAGATGCCGGGCATGCTGCGTATGCAGCTCGTGCCTGATCAGGCTGCAGGCATGAAGCTCAGTGGCGTTACGACCGACCGCGTCTTCTCGGCCACGTAATAGGCTCCTGTTAAGGGCTGCGGTGCCCTTGGCGTCTCACGGGGGGTGGACTTCGGTCCACCCCCTAGGGACACGCCGCTCACCGCACAGGAGACGTCATGCCGACCCGCATCGCAGCAATTAGCTGTACCCACGCTCCCTTTACTCCCCCGAACGTCCATCACTGGCTGCTCGAAACCCTGTCCGCTCTGGATGGGGTTTCTCACTTTGTGCACCTGGGCGACATCTTTGAGGCCTCTGCAGCCTCCGTTCACCCAGACGAACACGATCACACCCTGCTCGACGAGTACCGACACGCGGCAGCCTTCCTCGCTTCCATCCGCGAAGTGCTCCCAAGCAAGACCCACTTCCACGCCATCATGGGAAACCACGATGACAACCTCCGCTCCCAGGACCCGCGCCGCATTCCCAAGGCCCTGCGCGACGTAGCCGACTTCATGCGCACGGAGCCCTTTGCGTCCGAGGCCAAGAACTGGCACTGGACCCCATACCGCAAGGACAAGCGCGGCTGCCTCGAAATCGGCCCCGTCGTCCTGACCCACGGCTTCGACGTAGGCCAGAACTCCGACGAACTTGAGTGCCTCCAGTTCATGAACCTAACCGGGGGCGACGCCCACCGCCTGTTCGTCCGCGGCCACACCCACCGCCCAGTTCCCCCCACGCAGTGCCTCCGCACCCGCTCCATTCCCCTCCCATACTGGTACATGAACGCGGGAACCTGTGGACCCCTCAACCCCGGCTGGATGAGCCGCCGCGATACCTCAATGTGGGGGGCGAGCATTGCCGTAATTGACTTGGTCCGCGACCCCTCACATCGGAATCGAGGCCGCCAATGGGAAGCTCAGTTGATCCGAATGGACGCCTGATCTACAAGGTCAAGATCAACGGCCGCCGGTGGCGAATCCGCCTCAACGAAGCAGCCGCCATGGGCAAGGACTGGGGCCGATGCTGGGAACCCCACAAGCCGGGCCGGCATCCCCTCATCGAAATCCGCAGATCTCTCAGCGAACCCAACCTTTTAGACACGGTCATTCACGAGGTCTTGCATGCCGCACGCCCAGAGCTGGAAGAGACTGCAGTGGACCAGACTGCAACATCAATTGCGCGGGCTCTTTACCAGATGGGATGGCGACGTAAACTGGACTAACCATGGCAGACATGAACGAAACAAGTGGTGAGTACGACTCGGTGCAGGACAATCCCCTGAACAAGCTGATGCCTAAGGGCTCAGCCAAGAGTTCTAGCGGTAGCAAGTCGTTCCTTGCCAAGCTCATGGAGTGCCAGCAGTCCCTGGCAATTCTCCATTGGAAGACCACCTCCTTTGCTGAGCACAAGGCTTTGGGTAAGGCTTACGAGGAGCTGGCTGAACACATTGACGGCTTCATTGAAAGCTTCATTGGTGTCAAGGGTCGTGAGATCCTCAACAGCGTCACCACTCTGTCGATCATGAATGATGTAAAGTCCGTGCTGATGGCCGTTGAGAACGTGCTTCGCAAGGACATCCCCTCCGTTGTGGGCGAGAAGGAAACCTCGCTCTTGAACCTCCGCGATGAGATGCTGGATATCGTGCAGCACACTCGTTACCTCCTTACCCTGAGTTAAACCATGGCCAATATGCCCAAGCCCAATCCGTACGCCTCCGCCGGTATCCAGAAGCCCAGCCCCAAGAAGCCCATGGCTATGAGACAGAGCGTTGGCATGGGTAGCAAGATCAAGCGCGCTATGTCTCCTGAGCAGCTGAAGGCCCTTGTGGGAATGCTGATCAAGGCTGGTGGCGCCCCTCGTGGTCAGTCTCCTATGCCGTACAGTCGCCTCGGCCAGCCCATGGACTAAGACGTGGCAAGCGCAAAGCCCAAGTTTCAGTTCAAGGCAAAGCACAAGAACCCCATGGGGGGACTTAGTGAACTTGGTCGCCGTGCCTACAACAAGGCCACGGGTGGGCATCTAAAGCGTCCCCAGCCTGAGGGCGGCTCTCGCCGCAACTCTTTCTGTGCCCGCATGCGCGGCATGAAGAAGAAGCTGACGAGTGCCGAGACCGCGCGTGATCCTAACTCCCGCATCAACAAGAGCCTGCGCGCCTGGAAGTGCTAAGTGGCAAAGGACGCCTGTTACAACAAGGTGATGGCGTCCTATGGCAAGTGGTCTGCGCGTGCAGCACAGGCCACCGCTAAGTGCCGCAAGGCCAAGGGCCAGGTCCGCAAGACCCAGGCCGGAGCTAACCTGAAGCGCTGGACCGCCGAGAAGTGGGTGGACACCAAGAGCGGCAAGGCATGCGGTGCGGGGGGCAGCAACGAGTATTGCCGCCCCTCCAAGCGTGTGAGTAGCAAGACTCCCGTCACTCGTGGCGAGATGAGTAGCTCCCAGTTGGCGGCCAAGAAGGCCGAGAAGTCTCGTGTTGGAATGCAGGGCGCATCGGGCCCCAAGGTAAAGCCCGTGCGCAGAAACCCTTTACGATCCCTTGGAGGACTTGCCCATGGCTAAGAAGAAGAGTGGAAACTGGATTCAGAAGGTGGCTGCCGGCATCAAGAAGCGCGGCACCGAGGGCGTGTGCACCGGCGGAAAGTTTGGTGGCTCGTCCTGTCCGCCCGGCTCAAAGCGCTACAATCTTGCTGTGACCTTCAAGAAGATGGCACGCAGCAGGAGCAAGTAATGAGCGAAGAGACCGCACCGCTTGACATTGAAATCATCTATGACCCAGTGGAAGAGGCCCATCGTGAGGGCCTGGTTATTGATGCTACTCGCCATCGTGTTATGCCTGATAGCGAGTTCGTCCTGTGGGCCAAGCGCCACTACAAGCGCCCCACGCTCTTTGAGTACCACCACCTGGAATCCGACAACATTGTGCTGTGCGACTGGCTGATCCGCGGCCGAGTGGCTCAGGAGCTGGAAGCGTACCCCCACGATCAGCGTCCTAGCCGTGAGTTCATGGATATGCGAGTTGTACTGTGTGACAAGAGCGCAGATAGCATTCGTCGAAAGATGCGTCGTGCCGCTGAGTCTCGACAGGAAGCTCGGGATGAAGCAGCAGCAGAACGTCAAAACGCTGCCCAACACTTGAAGCATCTGGGTCTTGAAGCAGAATCCCGCGCCATGTCAATTGGCCAGACTTCCTTTATGGGTACCAAGGAAGGCGGCCAGAATCTGGCCATGGCAAAGGAAGAGTTGGCTAATCTGACTCGTGGCCGTATCATCACGAGCGGCTAACCATGGACGACTCACGATCCTTTATCAAGACGGTCCTTGCCCGTATCCGAGGCTACCTCGATGATCCGGACTTTGACGCCAAGTACACTGATCAGTTCCTGATCAAGCACGTGGTCATGCCGTCCCTGGTTGACGTGTGGAGTCGCTGCTCGTTGAGCGCTGACAACCCCGTCATGTTGGACTACAACCTGACGTTCATTGAGAACCAGGAGTGCTACACCCTGCCTGCTTGCGTTGGCGAGATCCACGAGATTGTGCAGTACACCGGCCTTGACGGTCGTCAGTTGAGCAACGGTCTTGTTACTGATGATCTGCGACCCTCCCACCCCCAGAGCCGCACTGGCCCTGTGTGGATGATCGAGGGCAACATGATCTGCTTCCGACCCTTCCCGCAGAACCTGGATACTGGCGGCAACACCAATCTGACGTGGACCATTCGTTACACCACGAACGGCGACATGTTGCCCCATTACTGCAGCTCAACAAATATGGGTACTTTGGACAACGTGGACAAGACCAAGTTCACGTTCAACGCTACCCCAGACCTGGGTCTTGTTGACTACCGACCCAATGCCTACGCCGGCCAGTTCATCCGTCTGCTTAGTGGTGCAAGTGGCTCTGGCATTGGAATTACTGAAGAGCGGGTCATTGCGTCTTACGACCCGGCTACTCGGATTGCAACTTTGGTCCGCCCCTTCACCGTAGGTCCTACTAGCGGCACATCCACTTATGCTTACGAGGTGTGCCCGCCCCAGTCGCAGGGCATGGTTGAAGCCATTGCACTTTCCGCCTCCCTCAAGCTAGGTGCGTGGCGCAAGATCTCGCAGGCCCAGAACCAACTCCTGACCCAGCAGTACCGCTCGGCCATCAAGACGATTGGTGACAACCTGGCAAACATGAACCTCCGCACCGGCAAGGGTTGGTCGAAGGACACCCGCGACAACCCCAGGTGGCGTCCGTGAACCTGTGGTATCAGGCCCCCCAGAGTACATTCGAACCCCGGGACAGCCGCTCCATTGGCTGGTCACAAGTCCCCAATCGCCGCGCCGTACTTCTCGAGGACGACGTCCAGAGCCCGCAGCACAGTACCGGTGGGGGGACCCTCCTCGACCTGAGCAACACCATGTCCTTTGGTGCGCCCAACACGGCCATCCAACTGGACCCCACAATCAACTTTGCTCAGTTCGGTTTTCAGAACAGCCAGGACCTGACGTTCAGCCAGTATCAGATGGTGTCCAACCAGTCCTTCACCGAGGTCCTGAACCAGGTGGAGAACATCAATACCATCCTTGACACCGGGGCCACAACCTCCGTCACCGTCATCACCGGCGTTTCCCTGGTCACGGGGTACCTGCGTTTCACCACGACTACGTTGAACTTCACCGGCGGCCTGATTACTTCCACTGCAGCCGGAAGCAACATCGACATCGCCACCGCAACCTGCAGCTAAGCCATGCCCCTCTACATCAAGGCAGGAACATCTTCCCTCCTTCGAGTAGGAACTAGCCTGGCATCCAACTCCGCTTGCTGTTGTGCCGGGTGTGTGTGTACGTGCCAACCATCCACCGTGACCTTCACAGCAAGTGCAGTTAGCTTCTACACAAATTGTTGCGAGTGTACTGGCGGTCCTCTTACCAGTGGTTCTGCGTACCTCACCATACCTGCAATGAGTGGAGTTACAGCGTACAAGTGCTGTGACGTGTCGGCCCCGGGTTCAGAGAATATCTTCTACGCATCAAACCCCGTGCTTCTTGGGACGTTTAACCTGCTTGATCCTGGAGACATATTCTGCTCCAGTTCAAAATCGACAACCATCTACGCCCAGGTTGCTATTGGTAGCGGTAACTGTGCAAGTAGCACTTGGAATGCTTCCGTACGTCTTTATGGATACTCCGGTACAGGTGCATGCAGCTCAGTCCTTATTCCGCTTGACAGGTCTATTAACCCCTGTGACATCACAGGTATCAATGATTGCTTGTTGTCGTGCGCTATAAGTAGTGGTATAGCACTCTCCAACACCCGCACAGCAAACTTTTGTTCCCCAACAGGAACATACACATTTACCCCGTTGTCAGACCCCGTCTTACCAACTAGTTGCGGTACGACTGCTTCCCCAGTGAATTGGACTTTAGTTGTTGCATGATTGACTGCGACCACTGGAGCGAGTGTGGTGTGACCAATGGCGGCTGCTGTGCGTCTAACCATTACGGTGGCCGCCCAAGCTTCGGGGTCTGTGGGCAGTGCCCCCACAAAACCGTGGGGGGACAACTCATTCCCGTGGTGCACAAGGGAGTAGCCCACTATGCAGCCGGTGCTGTCAAGGCCGTCAAAGCCATGACCTATCCCGAGACGGAGGTATCAAAGGCAAGGCTCGTGGTGTGCTCGATGTGCGACCAGTGGACTGGGACTACCTGCAAAAAGTGCGGGTGCTTTACCAAACTCAAGGTGAAAATCCCCGAAGAGAAGTGCCCCCTTGGGAAGTGGTGATATACTTTGCGGGTCCCCCCACGTCGGGGGGTTAGGAGAAACAAATGGACGCATTCATCGGTAGCATCTGGTTTGGTGTCATGCTCTTTGCCTTTGGTTACATCGGTGGCAACATCCTGCCCCTTGGCAAGATCACGTCGTGGATTTCCGCCAAGCTTGGCTGATCCTTTCGGTCACTCTGGTTCTAGGGTGTTCGGCCTCCCAGCACATCGCTGAGGAGGCCAACACCATTTCGGCGAGCGCGGAAAACATCGAGAAGTTAGCGGAGCAAATCCGCCACACTTCTAAAGAAGTAGAGTCGATTCGTACCGCCACCGACATCAAGAACGAGGCCCTGCAGATTCGTCAGGGCGTGGCGGAAATACATGCAACCCTCCCCGGCGTCCGGGACGTGACCCCTTGGTGGGCCTCCCTGATCCAGTGGGGTCTTATCGCTCTCGTGGGGGGATTCCTAGTATGGATCCTCTACTCGACCGGGGCCGTGACCGCTATCCGTATTGCCGTCGGCTGGATTCCCCGCCGCAAGGTGGAAGAGGCGCAGATTGCTGTGGCCGCACTCGACGAGTCACGACCTGAGACTGCCCGAGAATGGCTGGCTGCCCGCCGGGCTGCTGACCCAGAGTTCAATGCCGCATGGCTCAAAGCCAAGGAGAAGACTGATGGACACCAATGACGTGCTGAAGATCCACGAGGACATCTGTGTACATGCCCAGTCTTTGATGCGTAAAAAGCAAGCTGATTACACAAGCGGCGATGACCAGCCTTTCCGCAATTTCCAGTTGGGCCCCCTTCTGGGGGTGGGCAATGTGCAGCAGGGCATCTTCATTCGGTTCCTGGACAAGGTGAGCCGGCTGTCAACCTACATGACCAAGGGCAAGTTCCAGGTCAACGAGTCCCTACAGGACACCATCGTGGACGCCATTAACTACTTGGTTCTTCTGAAGGCTTCGGTTATCCTCGAAGAGTCCAAGTCCGTGAATAATCCAGAGGAGATTCGTTGTGGATGCCCCGCCTGTTCAAGTAAAGCCTAATCTGTTTCAGTACATTGCTGTGGCTTTCCAGGGCATTACAGCCATCTCCGTAATCTACGGCCTATTCACCATCCCCATCGAGATTGGCCGCAAGGACCAGATCCTCATGCAGCAGCAGAAGAGCACCGACGAACTGCACTCGGTGGTGAGCGACTTGGTCAAGACGACCATCAACTTGACGGGTACTGACCGCATCCACGACCGGGACCTGAACGATCTGCGCTCTCGGCTGGATAAGCTGGAGAGCAAGCGTGGCTGACAACGACACTCAATGGACATGGAACTTCACTGGGCCAACGACCATGTCGAAAGCTCAGTCTCGCCCCTCCACTCCGCGCGAGATCGCGTGGGAACTGACGGGCATTGACGGTAACACGCCCGGCTGCCTGCGCACGCACCCCGCCTTCAAGAACATCTCCACGTTCACCGCGTCCGGTACGCTGGTCAACTTCTTCCCCATCACCGTCATCTACAACGCAACCACCTACTACGTGGGCTACGTTGTTGTGCGCGAGCAGTCGGGAACCACCTACTTTGACTTCAACCTGAGTTCCAACGGATCTAGCGTCACTTCAATCACAAGTGTGCATACTGTGGCCGCCACTGGTCTTGAAGTGGACATCCAGTCCTACGGTCGCTACGTGTACATCTTTATCCGGGGCTACCCCGCGCAGGTGGTGTACGTCGCTTCCGGAACTCCTACGCTGACCAAACTCCCCGCTGGTCCCGGCCTTGTGCCTACGGTGGAAACCCAGCTTGACACCGGATCCTCTGCAGTGATTGCAGCTCCATGTGGTGTTGCCAGCGCAACTGTAACAAGCGGTGGAAGTGGCTACACCTCAGCCCCCACCGTAACTTTTGCCGCACCTGCAACTGTCCCCCCAGGCCGTACTGCACGGGGCTACGCAGTCATCTCCGCTGGAGTTGTTACCAGTATTGTGATCACAGACCAGGGTGCTGGTTACACTTCTGTCCCCGGCATTACATTTGGTTCCGGATCAGCTGCAGCCACTGCTGTCCTCAACCCTGGTGTGGCTACTGCGTCTACCACTGGCCGCTTGGCCGTGATGGTGGACAAGACTGGCAACACCGGCAAGACGTTGTACAAGTCGGGTAGCTACGGATTTGCCGTGCAGTTCCTTGACTCCACGACTGGCCGCAAGAGTCAGATCTCCGAAATCGTTTACCTGGATGTACCCAAGAACGGTACTGCCGACCAGACCCTGCCTATTTCGGTGCGGGTATGGTTCCCCTCTTACTACACGGGCGGTGCATGGGTTCGTGGCGTAGGCAGCACCGCAGGCGTCTACGACAAGGCACTGATCTACCGCACTGTGAATCAAGGTACGGGCGGCACGCTGTACGGAAGCGGCCCTCTGCACTTGGACAGCATCATCACTGCCCCTGCCAGCACGGCTACGGTTAGTCCAGATGGTGTGAACATCCGCGTGAGCGATACCCAGCTGGTATACCAAGACACGTTTGCTGGTCGCACCCGGTCTGACAATGTCCCCCCACAAGGCGGTGTGGCTCAGTTCTTGGGCTCCACCCTGTTTGTGAGTAGAGTTTTGGATAATACGGCGGCTGCCCTGACCGACTCGGTCACCGGCGTCACGCCTCCCAACCCGCCGCCGGGTGTGGGTGATCTGCGGTGGAGCACAACCCTGGATACCCAGCCGGAGAACTTTAGCCAGTTCAGTAGGTGGGTGCCCCAGACTCCGGGTAACGAAGTGGTTGCCATGCGTCGCGTGGGCATGTCCATGCTGGGCTTCTCGACGGATCGCATGTACCGGATTAGCCGCGCCGACTCTTTCATCAAGGTGGAAGAGATGCACATAGGCTACGGCGTTGCAGGTAAGGATACCCTTGAGGCCATCGGCACCATGACCTACCTGGTCTCCGGTGCCGGGTTGAAGGCCATCTCCGCAGACGGCCAGCTGGAAGACGTGACCAGTCTGGACTCCCTCCTCAACGTGGACTGGGCCTCGTCCAAGTCTGATTTGAAGATGTCCTTTGACGCCACCGGCCAGTGCCTCACGATCCTGAAGCCTTCGGTTACGGGCCCGGACGGTGAGGCGGCTTGCATGTGGTTTGGCACCAACCGAATCACCATGCTCAAGGACTTGCCCTTCAAGCACATGCGCAGCGGCAACTGGATCGTGAGCAGCAAGAACGTCCGCCGGTCCCTATTCGTCAAGCGCCATGACGCCTCTGGTACCTACGGCGTGTACATGGTGGACTACGAGCGCTCCCTGAGCGGTACCAACCTTTGTGGGGGGACCGCCCGGAATGTGCAGTTCACTACCGGGTCTCCGCCGCCACTTACCCCCACCGCCAATGAGTTTGACTGTGCGGGCTACAAGTTGGACGGCACTATGACCAGGACCACGGTAGCGGATATGGCTACCGCCGGTAGTTCGGCGACGTATGCAAACTCCAACTGGAGCGTGGCCCCCATTCTGGTGCGTTGGGTCGGTGGCAACATCGGGTTCCAGATGCAGCCAGAGCAACCGGAGTTCAAGGACTTCTTCCGTCAGAAGCAGGTAACCAACGCGGCTGCCTATGTTGAGCTCCTAGCTGGTACTACGACCCCAACGACCACCCAGTCTTGGTGTGCTCAGATCTATGAGGGCACATCCAATACTCCCATCTACACGGCTGTTCCTGTAAACCAGAGCGGTACGCAAATCAGTACGGTCAGCTATGTGGGTAACGAAATGCCGCGAGCCCCGTTTGGACAGCATGGTGTCATGGGGGCCTCGTTGAGCCCGTCGTTTGTGTTCCCCGTCTGTGGCGTGGAAATCAAGCTGCTTGCATTCTCGCTGACTGGACGGATACTTGATACACAGAGGAGACGAGTCTAATGCCCCCCACCAACAAGCCTGCTAGTCCTGGTGCCTTTGGAGGCTTCACGCCCATCTCCTCCTTTTCAACCAAGAGTGGAATGAAGCCCCCGGCTGGCATGGACATGAACCAGTTCTTTGGTGGGGCCAACATTCCGTCGTCGGGCAACACTGTCCAAGATCTGCAGAACATCATGCAGAACACCAACTACAAGGTGGGTTCTGCTCCATCTCTGCAGATGTACCAGCAGGGCACCCTGTATGACACAATGAAGGGTGAACAGGTTGCCAAGCAGACACAGGACCGCAATGCCAAGTTCTTTGACGAGAGCATGGCCAACATGCAGGCTGCCCAGAAGCAACTGGCTACACCCAGCCCCGCTTTTGACAAGGCTTACGGGTTCCAGAAGCAGTTGACCGATCAGGCTACTGCGGACAAGGCTGCGTTTGACAAGCAGGCCAAGGCTGCTGAGGTCAAGTATCAGGACCAGATGGGCCGGGTCGAGGGCGCTTACAACCAGGCAATGGGTCAGATTGACCAGGGCCGCGACAAGATCGCTTCCGAGATGGCCGCTGGTATGCGCCAGAACTACGACCTGCAACAGCAGCAGCAGATGGGTGCCCTCATGGCTCAGGGCATTTCTCCTGACCAGATGGCCGAAGCTCAGCGTGAAAGCAAGTCTGAGATGGAGCGTGGCGTTGGCGCCAACGTGTCCAACCTTCAGTTCCAGGGTGCACAGGCTAGGGCCGGCATTCTGCAGGCCAAGGCCGGAGCAATTCAGGGCATGGCCGGTACGCAGGCCAACCTCAGCACGACGGTTGCCCAGATGGGTCTTCAGTCGGCGGGTGCAAAGCAGGAAGCCATCAAGCTTGGATCGCAGATTGCCATGGCCAACGCAGCCGATGATCAGCAGCGCAACCAGTTGGTGGCCCAGTACGCTCAGAACATTGGACAGTTTGGGGTCAACTTCCTGCAGGCCAACCCAATCATCGGTGGACTTCTTGGGGGGACGCTTACTGCTCTTGGTCAGCAGGCTGGCTTGGCTGGTCAGGGTGTTGTCTCTAACCCAGCTAGCGGCATGAATGACCGTGCGTACCGTGAAGTGCAGGCAGCCCGCTCCGCCCTGACCGGTGGTGGTTACTCCAACTACGGCTCCAACTTTGATATTGAGCGCATGATCATGAACGGCATGAACGTCCCCGGCATCTCGCAGGAGACCGCCCGCTTCATCCAGGCCAACGGCATGCCCGGCCAGCAGGTTCTTGGTGCCCTTGGCGGCGCTGGTCGCATGGGTTATGAAAAGGGTATGGCCCCAACAGGTGGGTCCCAGGATCAAATGAGCGGAGATGTGCATACTCGGTTTGGCTACATGAACACACCCCCCGGACAGAATAAGGCATAACCCATGGCAGACGGACCCTACGGCGGACTGATGGATTTTGGTGCGGCGAACGCCAACTACGCCCAGCAGCTGGCTGCCATGCAGGAAGCAATGCGGGGTGGTGGCGGCGGAGGCGGTGGGGTTCAATACGCTTCGGGCGGTGACTCAGGCGTTGACATCAACATGATGCGCAACGTGAACAACGAGAACTTTCGTGCTGCCCGTGAGCAGGCCAACTACATGGCTGGTCTCCAGAACGAGCGCGAAGATCGCCAGCAGGCCCGTGAGATGCAACTGCTCCAGACCAAGGACCAGATGGAAATGGCCCGCATGGACAAGCAGCAGCAGCTTGGCCAGGACATGTTGAAGTACCAGCTTCAGTCCATGACTCAGCTGGAATTGAAGAAGAAGGAGCTGGAGTTCCAGGCTGCTCAAGTTGACGAAGAAGCCCGTGGCCCTTTGCTTCAGCAGATTGACGACATTGAAAACCAGATCACTGATGGTCAAGTCAAGCTCATGAAGGTGAAGAGCCGGACTGAGGGGATGAGCAAAGACACGCAGTCGGCTATTGCCAAGCAAGCCTCCGAGATGCAGCAGCGACTGGAAGCTCAAAACGACGTGGTGAAGACCTACAGCGCGGCAGCCAAGGCAACACTCCCCAACTACTTTGACTCCCTGCTTGCTTCCCCTACCTCTGGACTGGGTCGTGGCGGCAGCTTGCTCACGGGGCTTTACGGTGCCTTGGGTGCAGGTGCTGAGAGTTTGGGTGAGATAATTACTGGAAACAAGGATGCGTACGCGCGTACCAGGCTTGGAATTGAGCGTGGCTTGTTGTCAGAAGATGTGATTGCTGCGGCCGCTGCTTCCAACAAGGACATTGCAGATTACTTTGCAAAGGGCGGGGCTTTTGCATCTACCTTCAAAGAGGGTGCTGTTGGGGAGGTGATTGATCCCAGCACCCTAACTTCTGGTCGAGCACACGGTTTCACCAACAAGACAATCAGCAATGCGTTGGTCCAGACCTTGGCTAATGGCAACCTGGCGTTTGATCAGACGGCTGTTACTCCCGCCATCAACGATCTGGTGTCCAGTTTGCAGATGGTCAAGAGTCTGCCGAACAACACTGATGCAACCAAGTACGGCAACATGGTCCGCAACTCGCTGAAGGAAGCTTCAATGGCTATCTACGGCAAGCCCGGCTATGAAGGTCAGCTGGCCGACGTGTTGGACGTGACCCTTGGTGAAATGCAGGGGATGCGTGAGAAGTACGGTACCGAACTTGGAAAGCTGGGTTACGGCGTTAGCCCTGAGTCGATTGCAACCTCGGCCCTAATGAGTGTTGCAAATGATGCGTCCAACCTGCGGTTTGCCTTGGGTAGTGTGACTGATGGCCAGGTGCATACGGCCAAGTCTTTGAGCAAGGCCCTTGGCGTCATCAACGGCGCGAAGGTTGGAAACACTTACGAACTGGCCCCCCTGAGTGACATCCGTGGCATGCTGACTCCTGGCGTAGCCGGTAAGATTGATGAAACCACAGCTGCTCTCAAGGACTTTGTAAGCCAGACTGCTGCCCAGTCTGAGCGAGAATTGGCTCTGGGTCGCAAGGCCAAGAGTTTGGACAAGCTGGGAATTGCCGGAGCATCTCGTACCAAGAACGCAGCAATGTTGGATCTCATCCGCAAGGCTGAAGAAGCAGCTAAGCCAGGACGCTAAGCTACCGCCATGTTCAACTGGCGACTTCTCAGTGCTGACCTGTGCCGAGACCACGCTACTGACGGCTTTGCCCGCCTAGCCCTTGGCCGGTCCTTTGACCTCGAGACCCGACACGACTTGCCCATCCTCAACCTTACCCCCCTCCCACTCGTCGTGGGGGGACCTTACCTGCGGGGGAAGCTTGTGCGGTCCTGGCTCTGGGAGATCCGCCACCTCCGGGCCATGAAGCGTCCGTGGTCCATGCTTGTCTCAAAGTACGATCCAATTGAGCGGGTATCGACTGTCCACATTGGCACTGTTACACTGCCTGAAGTAGCAGAGCGATATGCCCGTGCGTGGCGTGGCTGCACTCTGCCCCACGAACCAATGGTGCTTTAGCCATGCCCCTCCCAGCAATTCCCGCCATTGTATCTACTGCCGCTGAGTGGCTGCTTCCCATGATCCTTTCCGAGGGCATTGGTGCAGTCAAGGGAAGTGCAAAGAATCCACTACCCACTAAGGGAGTTGATGCAGAAAAGCTTGCTAAGTTGTTCAAAAGCATTTCAAGCAAGAGGGGCGAAGAAAAAGCTCGTAATGCCATCTTGCGTAGGTTTGGTGAGCGCGCCCTTAAAGGCACCACTACAACCGGTCAGGCCTATTCTGCTTTGAAGCCCGGTGTTGGCACAAAGATGAAGGGTTGGGGCAAGATGGGTTTGGCCTCGCTTGCGGGTGCCGCACCATTTATTGTTCTGCCTGAAATTCTTGGTGCGCTGCATGGCGGGGGCGGAGAGATGGAAATGGCGGGCGAGGGTGGGTCCCCCCAAGATTTGATGGCGTTGCTGGGGGGACTCGAAGGCCAGGCATCGCAGTCGTTTGGCGACACCAAGAGCGACTTCTACAAGATGCTGGGAGAGCAGCAGTCGCAGCGGGCCATTCAAGCCGGCATGAGTCAGTTGCCCATGGCTGGTATGCGTGAGGATCTGCAGTCGCTGACTCGTGGCTACGAAGACCAGCTGGCCAAGATTTCTTACAACCAGCCCATGAGTCTGGCACAGGCGTTTGCCATGGAAGGTATCTTCCCCAACAACCCAGCCATGATGGACTTTGGTTCGAACCGCATCAACTACCCCTAATCCAATGCCCCCCAAGATCTCCAGCATGCTGAGCAGTATCAAGAGTGCAGTGGCACCTGCTGTGACTCCCACGGCAGGAAACATTGCCCTTGCATCTCTTGCCGGTATTGCGGGTGCCCGAATGGCGCTGCGCAAGGATCCGGACACCACGCAGATTGATCAGCTGGTGAACAATGCAGTGGCCAAGTCAAAGGCAGAAAAGGTTGCCCGGTTGCTTGAGCAGTCGCGTATGGAAAAGGCACTTGCCGAGAACCAGATGCGACTTGCACGACAAGCACCCGACCTCTACACTTCTGTCATGGCTGGGCGACGTGTGCCCAAGGGTTCTGTGGTACTGGGCGGACGGCCCAGGCAGGATCTGATGAAAGAACTAGCTGCGTCTATGGACAGTGGACGCTACGCACAACCCGACCCACTGTCCGATTTGATGGGATAAACCAAAATGCCTAACCCCCTTGTTACCCAGCACTACCCAGACGACTTCGCTATTGCTTCCTTTGTCTTCACTGGCGCTCTGATCAATGACCCCAGTGCCATTCTGTACGCAGATCGCACTCTTGTGATTGACCAGATTGTGGTGGGTATCCATGCTGTGGGTGGTAGCAGTGGCGCTCTGAGCTTTGAGATCTCGAACAGCTGCACCGGCACCTCTGGTAACGTGATTGGTGTGGTTACCGTGGATACCGCCAACGTGGCCGCTGGTGATCATGTCATCCTTGATGGCGTGGGAACCACTGTGTACAAGTACACCGCTGGCGTGGCCTCTGCTTGCACCGGTTGCACCCAGCTGAAGTGGATCAACCCGACTAACACCTCGATTGACAATGTCGTCCCGGCCGGTAGCTGGCTGGTGGTCGACTCGACGGGTACCACGACTGGTGCTCGCGTGACGATCCAGGTTCGTTACCGCAGTCGTCAGGCCTAAGCCATGAAGAAGAAAGGCCCCAAGAAGGGCGGTTGCGGTTGCGGCCGCTAAGGTAAGATCCCCCGGAACGGGCCCCGGATGATGCGCAAGCTCTCCGGGGCCTTTTCATATGACACCACAGCAGCAACAACTTGACGACAACGGATTCCCCGAGTTTGAACCGGTCCGCATCTACGATGCACCGGCCACAATTCTGACACAAATCTACGACGGGGAAGGCGACTTGGGTCGTGCGATCCGCACCATCATGTCGCAGGAATCCCTGAGCCCTACCGAGCGTGACTCCTATGCCCAGCGTCTGAAGAAGGCACATGGCGGCAACCCCGTCATGGATACCACCATTGACCTGGCAATGAACCCGCTGGTGTGGTTGTTGTTCCTCACCAGCCCCATTGGCCGTGGCCAGTTCATTAAGACGGGTGGCAAACTCATTCAGGGTCTGGGTGAGATGGACAAGAGCAGTTTTGCTGGGAAGGCATTCGGCAAGGTGGCTGAGCTCTTCCGCCTTACCCCCCTTGCCTCCCTCGTGGGCATGCAGGAGACCACTGCACCCAGCGAGATCGTGCAGTCCGTTACGTCCCGCCTGCTCAAGCTCCAGCAGAAACAGGCGGATGTCGTGGGCTCAGCTCGCGGCAAGCTCATTGAAGTACTGAAGGCAAAGCACGGAGTCACTGACTTTGACCCCACCCGCCCATCTAATCCCGAGACCCGCGCGTTCCTTGAAGAGCTGAACGTTCTGTCCCACATGTGGGCCTCGGGCAGCCTCGAGGGGGGCACTACAAACTTCCCCAAGGTTGGCTTCACCCGGGTTGCCAAGATGAAAGTGGGGGGACGCGAGATTGCCCGCCCGCTTACGGAAGCTGAGTATCAGCAGATCAAAAGTCAGCCAGCAATCGGAGCCAAGATCACTGACGCTGCAGGCGTTGAGCACGAACTGCTGAGCGCTCCTATCACCATTGATGACCGGGACACGTTGCGCGAAGCACACAACTTGATTCGTAGCGTGCACGGACCCAAGGCTGAGTTGCCCAAGTACCGCACCATTGAGGAAGATGTGCAGAACATCTTCAACGTGGAAGGCTTGGACAAGGAGTTTGCAATCAAGTGGGCCCGCAGGAACGGCATTGAAGAAGAGTTTGTCAACTACATGAACGCCGGAGATGAGTACCGGCGTGAGATGAAGAAGTACTTGTTTGGCAAGCTGGGCCCCAACAACGAACTGCCAGCCACCTTTGAGCTTGACCCTGAAAAGATCTCCCGCATCTGGATGCGGTGGCAACGTGGGAACAAGGAAAACCCCACGCTTGAAGAATGGACTCTTGACTCGCTTGTAGGTATGGAGACGATTGATCAAATCCTGCCGGGGTGGGCTAAGGAAGCAATGCGTCGTGGTACTCCGGGTGTCAAACTGGATGATGCTTATGAGTTGATTCGTAAGACGCTGACTCCACAGATGGAAGCCGCGTACATGCCACGCAACACGTTCAACCTCTACGGCAAAGAAAATGGCGAGCTTATGCAAATTGGTCCTACTGACACGGATGCCATGATCCGTGGACGTGGGGCAAGGGATGTGTTGAAGATCCCGGGTGTGGCTCTTCCCCGTAGCGGCAACAAGATGCCAATCGACCCTCGAGACTTGAAAACAATTGAGCGTCTTATTGGCAACCGGGAGGCCAAGGTTGTTGTCCCTGGGTATGAGGATGCACCCTTGGCCCAGGTGATGGCTCGCACAAATAACCAGTTGCAGAATGTGTCTACCGGTCGTGTGGCAACACACACGTTCAATCACGAACTGTCGATGCGTAACTACGTGGGCGACATGCACTCGGCCATTGGCCTGCACGCCCTTGAAATCACGCCTGCACTCCGTGAAACCGTGCTTGGTGCGGTGCGACGTCCCCCCGCTCAGCAGCTTGCAGGTAGTCGTCTGGGTGCACTTGGGGAACTGAGTGACACGACCAAGCGCCGATTCCAGCAGATGGGTGTTGATCCCGAAAAGCTGACGGGCAGTGCGTACACCGCCCCTGAAACTCTGGAGACGCACCCGCTTGCCCCAGAGTTGCGAAGTGATCTGCGGCAGGTACATCTCAAGCTCAAGCGCCTTGAGGCCCAGACCAACCCCACTGCAAAGCAAGTGTCTGCGATCGAGCGGTTAAAGCAGGACCGCACACGCATCCAGAATGACTTGAAGATCATTGGCCGCACAAGTCTGCGTCCCGACGTTGCCCTTCTGAATGAAACAGTGCCCACTCGTTTGAGTATGGCGGATGCAATTGACGTGGTTATGAATCGCGAGTCTCCTGCTACCCGCGAGTACTTTGAGAAGGGCATCCTCCCCTCAATGTTTGGTGGCACCAAGCCCACCCAGATGTTTGGGTTGCAGATGAGTCAGCAGGCCCGCAACCTGGCACTTTCCACCGCCAACTCGGCCCCCATGAAATGGATCGAGAACAACGGCGGATACTTGGGTAAGGCCATGGTCAAGCAGATGCGCGACTACGGCAACATGTCGGCATACGAACTGGACGCTGCCCATGCTGCCGGTGGCCTGACGGGTTACCTCTACGCCACCCACTTGGGTTTCAACGTGGCGTCTGCCGCGTGGAACATGCTGCAGCCTTTCCAGTGGGCAGCCACGTGGATGGGTTCGCCTGAGATCATCAAGGCATACGGCACCGCCCTCAAGCAGATGGGTGGTTACCTGGCGGAGCGTGCCAAGCACCCACTGCGTATTGACCCCCAGACACAGATGGAGTTGTGGCAGAAGCACATCCGTCTTGCTGGCAAGGAGTCGTATGGCCGTGACCTCATCGGCATTACGCCCGGTGTGATGTCCACCTTCGAGTCTGCTGTGTACTCAAAGCCGCCGGAGGGCAGGCCCGGTCTGTTGAAGTTCCTGACTATTGATGCCCCGCTCAAGTTGTTCCAGACCGCTGAAGCCCTCAACCGCATTGTGGTCGCCGAGGCTGGGTACAGCTGGTACAACAAGATGCAAAAGAGTGCGGGGATGAACTTGCCAACGAGCCGCGTCCTGGACCACATCCAGGAACTGCAGTCGATGGTGAACTTCTCCTATAGCCCTGCTACTCAGATGCGCATGTTCCAGAAGGGTGAGGCGCTGGGCAATCCCTTCCTCCGCATGTTCCTCCAGTACCCCAGCCGCACCATCGGCAACTTCATGTTGTCGCAGCAGGTGGGTGGTGGCGTGCGTGAGTTCGGTCTGCAGAAGATTGGTGGTCCAGTGTTCGGCGAGATCCCCGCGCTGGCCGGTGATGCAATGCGCATCCTGGGTCTGAGCGCCGTGGGCTACGAGGTGGGCAAGAACCTTCTGGGCCTCGACCTCTCTCCCGGTTTGTCCGGTGCCGCCATCTCCCAGTTGCCCAATCAGTTCTTCACCAAGGGAATCCCCGTCCCCCCAGTGATCGACATCCCGGTACAACTCGTGGGGGGACTGCTCCAAGGTGATCAGGAGCAGATCCGACAGGCGGCGTTCCGACTGGTGCCAGGTGGCGTGACCCTGCAGAAGGCGTTGGGTGCACTGCCCGCCGTCCCAGGTGGTGGGCCCTTCGGTCTGTTGCAGTCGCAGTACGCTGACTGGAACAACAAGACTCCCGATGGTCAGGTGCCAGTGTACCGTGATGATGGCACGCTGCAGTCGTTTGACTCGCCGCTGAACCTGGTGATGCGTGGCATCGGTGCAGACTTCAAGAAGTTCCAGTCACCACAGGAGGCCACCAAGTTCCTGCTGGCCAACCGGGCGGAGATGGTGGACATGCGCCGGAAGTACAAGGACGCGGTGCTGGGCAACAACATGTCGGGTGCCGGCGTCATTGAGGCGGAATACAAGAAGCGATATGGTGTGCCTATGACTGTAAAGAGCAGTGAATGGGATCGTGCGGTGCAGTTGCGCTCAGCCCCTCTTGCGGAGCGCATGCTTGACACGATGCCGGCTGACATGCGTGAGCAGTATCAGCAGTCGCTGTCTGGAATGTCACAGCAGTTCGGCTTGCCCCCGGGTGGTCTGGAGGATTCGGACACGGCGCGTCAGCGTCAGTCAATCCGCCAGTTCAATCCGTCATTCAACGTCCCCGGGCAGTGAGTCCCACTTACCCATGGCGTAGGCGACAACCTCTTCGGCGGTCAGTCGTTCCATCCACACCATGAAGGACTCGCCACGATCTGGTTCGTCGGGATGCTCATCGCGCCATCGCTGGTACAGCATGAACACGGACGAGATGATGAGGCCCGCCTCTTCCACACGCATGGTGTGCAGGCCCTCGAGCACACGGATGCGCTCCGAGAACCGGGTGACCATGCGCTCGAGCATGTCGGCGTGAGCCTGCAGCTCAGACTTCTTGGACCCCATGTCGGAGCGTGGGGTCCGAGGTCCGCCATTGACTCGGTGCCGGTACTGGGGTTTCATCTCAGGGTCAGAGCCTAGCAGTATTTCGTTCATATACGGTACCAGAACTGGAATTTTTTGGCGTCCGTGGTGGCACGTGCCGACCACTGGCAGGACTTGGGGGATAGCCGGACCGCAGACCCAAGGATGCCGTCCATGGCATCCCGGATCTGGGTTGGGATCTGGAAGGAGGCGACTCGCCAGCGCCCGCCTTCCAGAAAGGCCGTGAAGTCTAGGCTGTCCGCCAGACGCACCACGTTGCCCCGTACGGGCTCCGAGCGCTCCAGCCACTCCTTGACCCTATCTAGGGCAGGGGCGGGCTCCTGGGCAGCCCAGGACGCCAAGAGCCACTGGGAGCGTCCCCCCAGCGGATGGGGGGTCTCCCACAGGTCTAAGGCACACCGGGACCGGTGGAGGCTACGCCGGGGGGAGGTGGGGACTGGGGGGTAGGGGGTGCCGGAACCCTTGATCGTGGTCCAGAACCTCAGGGCCCTGGGGTTTCGGGCGTCAGGGCGGACTAGCTGAATATGGGCCATGCCGTTTCCAGCATGGACCCACTTGCAAAAGGAAGCCCCCTGGACACCGGTCGGGTAATCCAGGGGGCGATCGTGGGGGGACGATTGCTCGCCATCGTAGTGACTGCTTCCCACAAGGCAAGTCATGGCGTTGGAATCAAGACAGCGACAGCGGGGCGACCAAGAACTCCTTGAAGTACTTGGTGCCGGGCTTGGCCTTGCTCTCGTCGTAACGCGCACGGAGCTTGACCGGAATCACGTTGCCGTTGTTGATGCGCTCCTGCACGGTCTGCATAGCCATCTGCAGATTCTCAGGACGACGGCCAATCAGGGTGGTCAGGTGGCCCTTGATGCGCTCGAGCTCGATGCGAGCGCGGGTCTTGGCACCCTCGTCGGTCAGCTGAGTCGGGTCAGCGGGCATCTGGAAGCGGGCACCCGTAAAGCTGCGAGGCTCGGGGCTGCCCGGATCTTCGACCATCTGGTACTGAAACGTGATGTCGATGGACGGGAACAACTGGCCGTCCTTCTGCTTGAACTCTCCTTCCTCAATGGTCATGCCCGTGACGAGCACGGCATGGTCACCGGCATCGGGACGCCAGCCTGCGCCGGAGCCCTCGGTGTTGGCCTCGACCGAGGCGAAGGAGTTGTTGTACGCAGCGAACATGGTGGACTTGATAGTCATGACAGTAAACCTTTCGTGAAAGGAGATGAAAATGGAGAGTAGAACACGGAACGAAAATCGGGAGGCGAGGGTGGGACACCGTCGAGGGCCCACCCTCAGCCCTTCCGGGGGTCAGGGAGTGTTGGCGGTCTTGTAGGCTTCTTCGAACAAGCCCCAAGGGTCAACTGCACTGGTCACGTCGATGTCCTGCATCGGCTTGAGAGTGCGAGTACGGATGAGTCGCAGGTAGCGCGGGTCACGGAACGAGATGGTACGCGTGATCGTCTGCTTGGTGACAGTGCGATTCTGCGTAACCTGCTTCCCGGCCACGGTAACAACTGTTGGTTCCACGGTGGAGACTTCGCGCACTTCTGAGCGCATGGGTGCAATGATTTCTACCACCTTGGACAGTCGCTCCCGCAGGCCGGGAGGCAGGGACAGGTAGTGCTCCTCTACCTTGGATCCTTCGCCGATCTCCACCCAGTCACGGGACAGGTGGGCGAGCAGCCAAACGCCGTAACCGTGTGAGCGCAGACGGTGAGCCACATCAATCACCGTGTCATACAGACGCTCCCACGCAGCAGGGCCATGTGCCTGCTCAAAGAGTTCCTTGCCCATCTGCCGTGCAACCCACGGCTTGAGCAGACGGATCATCGGGATCATGGTGTCAATGACGACCATTGAGGGACGCTCGTCTCCGTTCTTAGCCATATCACATAGCTGCTTGATCTTGGCTTCGACGTGGTCCCAGGTAATGATAAGCGGCTTTCCGTCGACGTCCATTGGACGACCATCAATACCAATGCCGGGCCACACTGCACACTTGGCGTGGGGGGACACGGTGCTTGAAAGATCGAGGTTGATGACGAAGGCGTCGGGGCAGGACTGGAACAAGTAAGACTTGCCAGAGTTCTGCTCACCCACGACCATGCCGAAAAGATTACGGAGCGAATAGAGACCAGGTCCACCCTGAAATCCTAGCCCCTTGTAGGCCCGAACGGGGCCAGTGCCTGCTGCTGTTGTCTGATGAATGCTCATTGGAATCCTTGTGATTGACGTGCGATCTCACCGAAGGCGTCACCGAATCCCCGCGACGGGCGGAAATCCAACTGCTCTTCGTTGTCAAACCTAACTTCCTGTTCCCCTGCATCCGGGCGGGGGCCGGCCCCCCCGCCCGGGGCGGGGACTGGACTGGTAGTGATACCTTCGATCTGCACAACCTTGCGGAAGGAAATGCCAAGTGCTTCAAGCCACGTGTTGAACGTGGAGAAAGACACGGTGCTCTGCGTGGACTTCTTGAATGCAGTATGCAACGTGGACTTGTTGGTGATCTCAGGGTCAGTGCGAATCAACTCAGCGAGTGTGGGCTTGATGATTTGCTGCAGCACAGAGGTGAGCAAAGTACCAAACTCACTGCGCTGCAGTTTGCTGGGCGGATACGGATCCGTTGTCATTGGTTGTCTCCTGTGGTGTGTCCCGGTCCGAAACGAGGAACCCCTCCTGCAGTACGATGTCCGGCCATTCCGTGACAGGTCGCAGGACGAAGGGGGCGTATGTGTCCAGTGTACCAGATCCGTGAACTTCTGTGGGCCACGGATACTCATGTGGTTCAATTGCGGCGATTCTCCACTTATTCACCGCAGCCAACCGGGCCCGGTACTGGGCTGTCCAGTGGGGGTCCATCAGGGCTGTACCACTGGTGAAGGACAGGTCGATGACGGGGTCGGCGATCCGGTCACCTGACAGGTGGATGTAATCCTTCTCGCCCCGGTACCACTGTCGGCAACGCTCGAGGTAGTTCTCCAGCCGAGGCTCACCGGTATAGATCTTCTCGTTGCGAGGCTCACCCTTGCGGGGTCCACTCTTGAAGGGGGTAGTGTCAAGGATGTAGTCCCGGTCGCCTTGGCCGAAGGAGATGGTTGGCTTGCGGATGATGGCGTGGAGCATGCCCCCCACGGTGACGTCCGATGGCAGGTCGTACTTGGCTTGGAGCTGACCCGTCTTGATCATGTGGTCCAAGATGTGCATGTAGTGCTGGGTCTGTGGTTCGATGGGGCACGACGCGGCACGCATGCGGGGGCTGATGCCTGTGGTCTTGTAGTCCACGATCCACAGGGAGTTCTGGGTGTGGTGGTGGAGCAGGAGATCGGGCTGCATGACACAGTCGATGGGGGCGACCCGCTTGTCGTCCACTTCCAGGTTGGTGCGGAGGATGCACTCCTGACAGATGGGCGTGAAGTTGGGGTCCGAGAGGAACTCGTGCAGGGTGCGGCCGTTGGAGATGGCCCCGTTGATGGGCATGTCCTTGGTCGTGAGGGCCCAGACCCAGGCGCACGTGGCGTCCTGTTCCTCGGTGGCAAGGATCTCACGGATGCGTGCGTCACCCATGGCAAGGGTGGTGCACACATTGCGGAGCTCGTCCATGCGGATCTCAAGCTTGGCCTTGTACTGGGTGTGTGCTTGGTCCCCAGTCATGCCGGGCTGCAGGAGGATCTCAAGGGCCGCGTGGAACCAGGTGCCCTGCGAGAGGGCCACGCTGTAGCGCAGCGCTGGGACCAGGCCCAGCTTGCGAGTGAGGTAGTAGTGGAATGGGGATCCGAGCGAACGGAAGTCGGACGAACGGATGGGGGGACGACGCTCAACCAGACCGTGCTGGGCAAGCAGATCACGCGACCCCACTGGGGTCGACCGGAACTCAGGTGGCATGTTGTTCTCCTTAGACGGAACTCAGTAGACGACTGACGATTTGCTGACTGAAGGCATAATACCCAGCCTGCGACATGTGTGCTTCGCTGTTGGACCCAGAAGATCCAGCACCGGCATAGTAACCCAGTGAGGTCATTTGGGCGGCAGTGAAGATGCGGGACAGGTTGATGACTGTGGTGTTGGGGGATGAGCTAGCCCACGCGTCGGCAGCGATTCGACTGCCAGCAAGATTGGCTTCCGTGGTTCCACCGTAGTCGGTATCAAGGGGGTGGCTTACGCTGCACACAAATGCAAGCTTGTCTGATGTGTACCCAGCATTGTTCCAAGCATTCTGAAGGGTGGTAATCATGTTACCCATGTTGGTTTGCCAGGTTGTACCTGTGTCACCACCACCGTTGATGCCGCCGTTGATCCAGATGATGACCCGGCCGGTACCTCCGGCATCCGTTTGTCGCTTCACGATCTGACCAAAGTAGGTCTCAAGGAAGTTGCGATCCGAACCGTTGGCACCCGTAATCACGTTGGCAATGGTGGTCGTGGTCTGACCGCTGCCATAGTGCATGTTGTTTACAGCAACGCCCTTGGCCACCTTGTACACACAATCATAGATGGCGGCGACAGGACCCGACGCATTGTTGATGTAGTTCCAACCAAAGACAAGTGCCGACTGATTGGCTGGGGTACCCGGCGAATCATTGGGCATCGTGAACGTAGTGTCCACCTGCTTCAACGTAGCACCAGTGCCGGTGGTCTGAGTTGTGCTGGCCAGTGCCACATAGCTGGAACCGGGGAACGTGACCTTGTAGATCGTGGGGATGAGCTGACCACCGCCCGTGGTGTTGGTTGAATAAACCACACGGTACTTAAGATTGGCTGTGCCCCAAGTGGTCCAAGACGGAAGAGTATTCTGGGGGGACGCACCACCCGGATAGGTTCCGTTGAGCTGGCTAAAGGTGTTGTTGGTTGTGCTGCCAGCAACCCATGCGTAGTTGAACTGGGTCAGACCGTAGGGTAGGAAGGTTGTGTTGGGCACAACCTGATTGGTCAAACCAGCGGGACCACTTACGCTGCCACGGAGCAGGGTGCCGGATGGGCCTGTCACGTTGCTGAAGTAGCCGGCAATGGTGGAAGTTGTGGTGCCGTTGTCTTCCAAGACCACACCCGTGGTAATGGTGGTAGTGCTGCTCATGATGGGCATGAGAGGGGACGCAAAGGTCTGAGCTCCGGCGGTATTCAACGCACGAAGAAGACCGCGAGTCCATCCACCACCGCCGCCGCCGAAGCCACCATATGAGAACCCAGCGTTGGAGTCGCCAATGGTGATGATGTCAACGCTGTTGGAACCAGCGATTGCATCACGCATAAACGTGCCAGCCAAGGAAGAACCAGAGACACCATCCACACTATTGATGCCAGACATCGTGGCCAGAATGCGGTTGCGCTGGTTACGCGTGCCGAAGGCGTCGAGTGAAGACGCGCGTGTTCGGTTCATCACATCTCCCCAACGTGGGCGTTCACCGCGATGCCAGTCGAGCCGGCATAGAAGTGCAGTTCAACCAGTTCAAAGCCCTGGGAATCCACAACGAAGTAAGCATCTGCGTTGTCAGCCGATGGGGCAAACAGCTTGGCGTCACCCGCACCCTTGGTTAGGGTTGCAGCAGCCTTCAGGGCGGTGCCATTGATGGTGGTCGTAGCCGAACGCAGCGAGGCCATGGTGACTTCGGCAATCAGGTGGGGGATCCAAAGGCGCGTGTCGATGCAGTAGGCCCAACCGATGACTCGCACCGTGGGGGTACCCGATGCAGCCCACGGGTGGATCTTCATGTAGTTGCACGTCGAACCAAACACGATTGAACCCACGTTGCTTCCGGTGTCAGTGGCCGGTCGAGTGGTCGTAGCAACCTTGGAGGTAGCCGAGCTGGGGGTAGTTGCATTGGCAGTCTTGCTACCCAGGTAGGTGTTACGGACGATGGTGTTGAGCATCACGTGGTCGGACATGGTGGTTCCTCAGTGGGGGTGATAGCAGGGAGTATAGGGCACAGGGCTGCGTTGACCAAGAGGCGTACTGCCCACTCGGCCACGGCACGGCGTGCACTCATGGAGGTGTTGGGTAGGAGGATGAGTCCGATGTTTCGTTCCAGCAAGATGCGATGCAGTGCGTCAATCGCATTCCAGGGATCAGGCAGATCCTTGGTGGGGTTCATGGTGTCGAGCAGGTTCCCCTCGAGCAGGAGGTAGGGGTAGAAGCAGGCTTCTTTGAGTCGGTCCATTGCCGCTGTGAATTTGCGGCGACCGTCGGCGGTCAAGCAGTTCCCTGCCACCTCGGCTAGTGAACCCTTCCGCTCGATGAGACAGGCGGCTTCGTACCCCTTGAGTGCGTAGTCCCCGGTGACGAGCGTGACCTTCTCGGTCTTGAGGCGGTGGGTTCGTGAACTCCGGGAGAGAGCAGGCAGGTCCGACCGAAGCGACGGAAGGTGCTCCGGAAAGGGCAGCGGCTTCTTCTCCCTGGAGTCCACGAGGATCGTGAGTTCGTTGTTCACCCCCGTAGCCTAGCTGAAGTCGTACTCCAAGGGAACTGTGTTGCCATAGTGGGACTGGAGCTTGGCCCAGTACCCGGTGTCACGGACTTCCTCAATGTGAGACTTGATCTTGGACTTGAGGGTGTCAAGGTCCACGGAGGGGTGGACGTCGAGGTAAACCGCGTCATAGATCTGGAGGAACATCTTGACGTGGGGGGACAGGAGGGGGGCAATGGCCCGCTGGATGGCGAGGAGGGTGTTGCCGGCCTGGGTCTGGATGGGGAAGTTGACGATCTCGTTGAGGTGCTCGGCGCTTCCCCCCACGAAGGTGCGGGACTGGCCGGTGAAGGGGAGGGCGAGGTGGCCGTAGGTGTCGACGCGTTGGAGGAGGTACTGCTGCCAAGCATGGAGGCCGGGGCGGGCGTCGGGCCGGGTCTCGGCTACCTGTTCGAAGAAGGACATGGGCATGAGCTGGCCGGTCATCTCGTGCACTGACATGCGCATTCGGAAGGGGGAGGCGAGGAACAAGTCGGCGAAGTTCATGGTCTTGCCCACTTGACGCTCCAACTTCTTAAAGCTAGGCCGGGTGATAGAGTCCGCGCCAAACAACTGGACGGCTCGGTCAGTGTGCAAGTCGAGTCCATCGTTGAAGGCGGCAAGAAGGGACTTGTCGCCGGAGCACAGGGCAGCTACGCGAAGCTCGATCTGCGAGAGGTCGAGAGACAGGATCGTGCCACCATGGAAGCGGGACTTGATGCAGGCTTTGATCTCAGGCGGGAAGGTCTGGGCCGAGGGACTCTTGCAGGTGATGCGGCCTTGGATGGTGCCACCCTCAGAGCCGGAGTTGTCCTTGGAGGCGGATGGCACGGGATACCAGACTGGGAAGGCGAGCCCGTCAGCCTCGCCGGGGTATGGGAGCGGGAGCACGGTGGACGACTTGTCCTCGGGCTTGTTGCGCTTGCCCTCGAGCAGGGGCCAGATGTAAGTGGAGAGCATCTTCTGTGCGCGCTGATGAGCGGCTGCAGCTGTGAGTACGGCGATCTCCTTGGTGTCAGTGTCGAGGAGGAAGCCACGGATCAGATTGCGGTTGGCGTCACAGAATGAGAACGCGCGTGTCTTCTCCGTGAACTGGGCAAGGGGATGGGAGAGGACGTCGATGTTGCGAGACGCCAGCTTCTGGACGCACTCGTCGAGGAAGGTGGTCTTGCTCTTGGCAGAACCGGTGCCCTCTAGCTGGACACCGTGGTACTCAGCGGACTTCATGGCTAGGTCGGAGGCGATGAGCATGGTCTCACGCATGTCGCCAAGGTCCTCGCGGGACATGGGGATGCCGGCCTCGGACATGGTGATGATGGTCCACAGACAGTCGGAGTAATGCTGGATGCAGTAGGGCGAGAGCTTGTCCGTGTCGGGCCAGTCGATCAGGATGCGACGGGCCAACTCGGATGAGGCAAGCAGGGTGTTGTGCGTGTCCTGCGCTGCGTAGTCAAGGAACTGCGGATCGTGGGGGGACCTAAACTTGCCGTCCTTGATGGTACGCTTGTACGCATGAGTACCGAGGACAGGACCGAGAGACTTGAGGGATCGCTCTGGCCTGAGTTCCGAGTGCAGATAGTTAAGGATCGAGAGGTCATACAAAGTTTTACTGTGTGGGGGCAGAGCGAACTGAAAGCGGTGATCGCATGCGCGAAGGAACTGCAGGTCGAAGGGCAGGTTCATGCCGAGGATCGTGTCGGCCCAGGTAAGCCAACGATGCAGGAGTACGCGATCCTTTTCTACATCCATGTGTAGCGTGAAGGTGCAGCAGGGCTTGGCCTTGTCGAGTGTGATGGGCGTGTAGCTCTTGGTGCACGGGCACGAGTGGACCTCGGTGGTGATGGTGCAGGTGAGGACCATGTTGTCCTTCGAGACGCCGTCGGTTTGCATGGCGCGCTGAGGATGGAACACGGACTGCGAGGGGAGGGATTGACCCTTGGCGTTGGCGACGCATGAGCCGTACGTCTCGATGTCAAGGGAGATCAGTTTCATGGGGCAGCCTTTTCGTTGAGGTAGTCGGTGAGGAAGGTGCGGGCTCGGTCGATGAGATCGAACGCTTCTTCCCAGTTGCCAAACTCTTCAAGGGTGTAGTCAAGGAATGCGTCGTCCATATCCTCAAGGAGTTCGGCTGCATCCTTGATCATGTCTTTCTTCTTCTTCATTTGTTTGATTCCTTGAAACAGTCCCAGCCTTTGTCTTTGGCGTAGTCATGTTGAAGTTCGGTCATGGTGAACTGCGAACGGCACACCATGCGCCGTGCCTCGTCGCGCTCTGCAGTTCGTTCTCTGCACATCGCAAGCAACTCGCGCATTACGCCACGCGCTTCCAAGAACAGGAGCTTTTGGTTGTTGTCAAACCACTCTTGATGCATAGCCAATCTATTCAACTTGAATTGGGGGGAGGTCATTGTTCGCGGGCCTCGAGTTCTTGGATCTTGGAGAGGAGTTGGGTGTTGCGCTTGTTGAGATCGCGGTTGCGCATGTAGCCGTCTTCAATCTGCTTGTGGCAGTAGTTGAAAATCTGCTCGAGGCAGTACTCGATTGTGTTGTATGCCTTGAGTGATGCGTCCTCGTTGGCGTGGCGATTGCGGAGGACACGCAGCGTGTCACGTATCTCGTCGATGTTGTTGTCAGCTTTCATCTGATTCCTTTGGATGGATCTGGAGTGTGTCGTTGCGGATGACGGTGATCTGGTGATCCATGAAGTGGCGGATGCGTCCGTCGTCAAGGACCACGGCGTAGCAGGAGTTGGTGTACATACCTGGGTTGCATATGTACAGGAGGTACCCCTCACCGAGTGGGGTGTTGACTGGGATGAGTTGCTGGAACTCGTGTATCTGGTTGTGCATGGATCTTCTCTAGCTCAAATAGTTTTCGCATGGCATGACGCAGCTTCATGATCTCCATGAGTGCTGACTTGCACGTTGGGCATGACGAAGACTGTAGCGTTTCGATCAACGTGTCCATGGATCAGTTCATCTTGGGGTTCTTGCGGAACTCATCGTTCCAGTGGTTGGCTTCCGTTGGGTCGTTGGGCGAGAAGGGGGTGACGATGCGGGGGCTGGATGCTACGGGCATCTGGCCGATGAGTGCTGAGTGCACGAGGGTCATGTGGTCGGCAACGGGGTGGAGGAGGTTACGAGAGCGGAGCACGGCGGCTGGGTGGAACGTGGTGAACAGTTGCCAGTCTCCCCATAGTCCGGTCGGTGTACCTTGTCGGTTGAATGCAGAGGTTAGCGACCAGGGCTTGGGCTGTGTGAACTTGGTGACAGTGGAGATGGCGTGGGCACCGACGCAGAGCAGGATCTTGGGAACGTGGGGGGCAATGAGTTGGCCAACGGCATTGAGATCCTGAGCAGAGAAGGCAGGGAAACAAGTGCGGAAGTGACGGGGCTTGGGTGGTGCAGCGGCTGGTGTGTAGCAGCGTGCTGCGTTGAGAAGGATGACTGAGGCGTGAGGCAGGATGGATGGGAGGTAGATCTCCTTGAGCATCTTGCCTGATGGCCCAACGAATGGCTCGTTGAAGCGGTCCTCTTGGAAGCCTGGGTTCATGCCGAGCACTGCGACCATGGGTGTAAGGGGTGAAGGTAGCAACGACTCAGAAAGAAAAACCCCGGGGACTCCAGGGTTTTTTGCGTGCTTGTGCAGTTCGCAGGCAGTGCAGGATGGGGCGGAGGGTAGCAGTGGTAGGTTCATGCGGGCTCCTTCTGTGGGGGGATGCACCAATCCCAGATGGCTTCGTATTGATCGGGCACGATGAGCTTGCGACAGAGCTCGTGCTGATCGCGGTCGATCATGAAGGCGTAGGGGAAGAGCTTGTCACCGTCGGGGTGAGACTCGATGATGCAAAGGGTTGGGTAGCGGGCTCCTGTGTCCTCATGGCGCAGATCCACAAGTGTGATGGCGGGTATGGGTCGCTGCTTGAAAGCGTGCCACAGAGTACGCAGGTTAGTTCCATTGGCTTCAGATGGCATAGTGCGGATCCTTCTACTGGTTGGCAAGACACTGACCAATTCCTGTGATGAGCTGGCATGCAACGGGCACGGCATCCAGCGGGGACTCAACCTTGAACCACTTGTCGTGATTGTACTGCTGACGGAGAGTCTGTGCATCAATGCCGAAGCCGAAGCCGACGGTGAACACGGGAATGGGGATGTTGTTAACGATGTGGCGGACGCTGGAGATGCCATCATCAAAGGGTTCCTGGTTGTGGTAAGGATCCTCGACGCGACCGCAAGGTGCACCGTCAGTGAGATGGATGATGATCTTGGTTGCGTCGGGGTGATGAGCAAAGAGGTAATCGGACGCAGACTTGATCGCGGTTGCGGATGGGGTGCCACCTGTGGGGTACGAGTAGAGCAGTGCGGAGTCAGTGTCGAGGCGACGCATGTTGCACACGGAGAGAGTGCTGTCTGCAGATGGATCGGACTTGGTGTGCAGGATGTAGTCACTGTCGTCGTGGATAGAACCACTGAAGTAAGCAAAGGAGGACAGCGAGACGTTGGATGCACGGGCCAGTCCGTCCTTGAGACCGGCGAGGAATGCAAGTGCTTCTTGCATCACGTTGTGACTGGGCTCGTACGTGTTGGTAGCGGGGTCGATCTCCGTGGGGTAGACGTTGAGGGACATGGAGGAGGAGGAGTCAAGCACGACGGCGATGGCGATCTGTCCATGGCCTGCTTCGGGGGGGACGGAGAAGATACGCGGATCGTTGAAGGCTGCAAGGTTGAGCAGGCTGCCCTCGTCGAGAACGCCTTGGAGTTGGGCATGGTCGGTGGGTGGTGGGGCAGGCACGTGCCACGCAGCAGCACTGATGGCTTCGGCGATGGGAGCACGGACCTTGTCCTGGAGGTGCTTGGACCTGACTGCGTACTCACGCAACTTGGGATTGCGTGCGAGAACGGGGGCCATCTGCTCCTCGGTCATCATGTCGTAGAAGATGGATGGTGGGGGGATGCCCACACAGCGCGAGTCGGTGGGTTCCCATTCAGCATCTTCCTTGGACGGCTCGATGACGGAGTCGCCGCTTGCGTGCTGCTTGCGGTGGAAGGACTCGTCCTTGTCAGGAGTACCGTCGATACCGAGTCCGCTGCTGCCACGACGAGGAGTGGTACTGCGCTTGGGCTTCTCCTCGCGGGGGGACAGGATGCAAGTGAGGTCGTGGACGAGTTGGCTGATGGCGAAGATGTGGTCCTCGTTGGTGCGACACTTGGAAAGGATGCCGGGCCACGCTTGGACGGCCAGGTCATAGGCAGACTTGAACTGCTTTGGGAACGGGATGCGCTGGTCGGGGGCTGCGTTGAGGTTCCATGCGAGGGCCATGCAGAAGCGACGCAGTTCCGAACGATACTTGCTCTTGGTCTTGACAGCCGAGGCAACATCTTCCGTGGGGGGAAGGAGCACGGAGTCTTGGGCTTCGAAGATGGAGTGCCAGCCCGGCCATTGGGTAAGGATCTTGTTGCGGATGTCACGGACACAGGCTGCATACCAGATGTCGAGCATGCAGTCTGCGTGGACGGAGCGTGGGTCAGTGATATTGTTGCTGTTGGGCGGCAAGTTGGTGGACTTGAGTGCTTCGGCCACGAACATGAGACCGTCGTAACCGATGTTGAGGCATGCGTTGTCACGCTCCATGGACTCGAGGCCGTAGCCGGTGATGGCATCGGCCAAGGTGTAGATGTCTGGGACGTGGTCAAGCATGCGGTCAGAGATGAGACTGCCCGGGATATAGATGCCGGGTCCCTGATCTGTGTTGGGGTCATAGGGTGCGTTGGGGTTGTCCCAGATGTCACCGTGTCGATAGGCATTGATGAAGTTGGCAACCATGTCAATCTTCTCGCTCGCACTGGGCATACGCCTCCAGTCGGCCACGTAACGGTCCATGTGGCCGGCGAATGCGTGGATGGCGGATGTGATGGAGAGACGCTCGATGGTCTCGAGGGGCACGTAGTGGACACGGATGGGGCGGCAGGCCCAGAGAGACCAGATCTTGTTGGTGATCTCACTGGTGCGAGTGAGGAGGTTGCGCTTGGCAACCCCCTCGTCGGTGTCGAACCAACCGCTGGTGTCGATGTCGAAGTTGTCGAGGATGCGTTGAAACATTAGAAGGGCTCCGTGTTGGTAGTGGTGACGGTGTCCGAGACGAGGCCGGGGAACTTGCCGGCGAGGAGAGTGGCCATCGCTGCGCGCTTCGAGTGGTCCTCGATCTTGGACAGGATGGTGTAGCGGAGGGACTGCTGACCGTACTTGGCGATGTCGGAAGCGGCGGCGAGCAGTTCGCGGGTGGAGATGGGCTCGTGCGTGGAGTTCTTGCCGCGAGTGTTGGAAGCGATGTGAGCGAGAGCAACGCACGAGTCGATGTCAAGAGTGGTACGACGCTGGAGCAGCATGGCCTCCTTGGGGGTGGGCAGATAGGTGACTTCGACGACACGCGAGAAGCGATCGCGGAGGGCCAGGTCAACTGGCGACGCACCGAGATACTTGGCACCCATGTTGGTGGTGGCGACGAACGTGGTGTTGGGTCCTACGCGTACGGCAGCGCCGCGTTCCTCGATCCACGATGCACGACGGTGGTCGAGCAGGGGCATGAGACCGTTGAGCACGGAGGCAGGTGCGCGGTTGAGTTCGTCGAGGACGACGACGCAGTTGCCGGAAGTGACGGCGCGCACGAACTCGGTGTCCTGCCAACGGATGCTGCCGTTGTGCACGGTGCGGAAGCCGAACCAATCGCGTGGCTCACGGATCACGGAGCAGTCCATGATGAGGAGGCGCTTGTTGGTTTCCTGGGCGAGCCACTGACCGATGGAGGTCTTGCCGCAACCAGCGGGACCGATGAGTCGGAGGTTCTCGATGCCGGACGAGGTGCCGATGGACATGAGGAACGACTTGAGATTGTCGTCGAGCTCGAGGTCGATGCGTTCGGTGGGGGTGGCAGGCGTGGTGCCGGTGACGGGGATGCCGTCGGGGCTGGTGGCGAAGAGGCCGTCATCGAAGGCGGGCTTGTAGGTCTCGGGCTCGATAGTGGGGGGCATGGTGTCCTTCCGTGTGGTGATGGGAGTTGCTGCCTTGACAGCGTTGATGCGGGCGAGGATTGCGGCGCGTGCGGTGGGTGAGATGTTCACTTGGTGGTCTCCTTGGTGGCGTGGTTCTTCATGAGTTCGAGGACTTCAGTGAGCAGTGTGCGGACGAGTTCGTACTTCTTGTCAACGGCCATGATCATGTCGGACTGGTTCTCAAAGAGCTTGGCAGTCGTGTCGATGATGGCGTTGTGCTTCTTCTCGAGTTCGAGAAGGCGAGACATGATGGGGTCAGACATGGGGTTCCTTTCAGAAGGGGTACTTGGGGTCAGAGGGCAGATCGTTGTAGTCGTCCGGGTAGGGCGAGTCCTTGTAGTGCGGGTCCCAGGTGGGGGGCTTGGGTTGCAGGATGTCGTGGGCCTTGGGGTTGAAGCCCATGGACTTCAGGACGTCGGGCATGTACTTGCCGTTGATGGAGACGTCGGATTCTTGGGTGTTCTTGGGCAGGCAGACGACGAGTCCGACACGGTCGGGCTGGTCAGGGAGGGAGATGGGGCCGAGGTCGTCCTGATCCTTGAGGATGGTGGTGCCACGCATGGCAGCCGACATCATGAGTTTCATGCACAGGAGGTCGAAGAGTTCGACCCAGACGCGTTCGGGAGTGGAGTGGTCGGGTGATTGCTGGGTGAGGATCTCGTGCTGGGCACCGGCCTTGGAACCGAAGGGCGTGGAGGCGAAGCAGTCGTAGTCACAGGCTTCGACGCGATCTGCGATGACGGCGTTGCCTCGTGTGCGGGTACGGGAGACGGCGATGACAGTGCCGTCCCCCGCTGCGGTGCTGATGGTGATGGAATGGACCAGGGGGTTGGACATTAGATGATCTCCGAAGAGTGGCGAGAAGCAGGCCCGACCCACGACGAGTCGAGCAACTGCGGATGCGAGTCACAGCGGCGATAGCGGCGATAGGAGCCAGAGCGGCGACGGAAGTCAGGGTCACCGGAGGTAGGGAGGAACGGATTGGCGTTGCGGTCCCGGACACGTGGGGGGAGATTGGATGCGTCGATGTCGCCTGCGTTGAAGCGACCGAAGAACGCAGCCATGGAGCGGGAGAGGGTGTCGTCCTGCTGGATGAAGGCCAGGGCCGTGCGGTGGCCAAGACGCTGGATGAGCAGTGTGTTGGCGGAGCGACGGGTGCTGGAGTTGAGGGAGCGGAGGCGCTCGGCGTGGGTCGAGTCGCAGGTGCGGATCGAGAAGTTGGGCGTGTCGCAACCGTCGGGGTCGACGGCGGGCACGGCGTTGTTGGGGTCGACGAGTTCCATACGGCCGGACTCGAGACGGATGGGGATGTTACCGAGCGAGAGGGTGTTACCGACAATGTCGGACTGGCGGATGTCGTTGATTCGATAGAAGGACATGGCGAGTTCTCCTTGTGGTGATGGGGGTGGGCACAGGTACCCACCCCCATTGCGGGTCAGATGAGCTGGCGGTCTTCAGAGGCTGGGGACTGCTGATCGTTGATGCTGAGCTTCGAGGGCTGAGCGGCAGCGTCGGTGTCGGAGTCGTGGCGCTGAGCACGGGCCACGTGCTGGATGAGGTCCATGTCAGCAGGCTTGAGGGACTTGATGGCGTTGCGAGGGGCATAGCCAACGGATTCCTCGATGGTGACGGCGACCTGGAAGCAGATGCCCTCGTTGCTGGCCTTGTTGAGTTCAGCAGCGAAGGTGCGCGGGGTCAGGTCGAAGTCGGGTGCGAGGGTCAGGGCGAGGGCGTTGATGTACTGCTCGTAGCGGAAGAAGACCTTGGGGTTCTTCTCGATGTCGGGGAGCAGGTCCCACATCCGGACGGTGCGGCCCGAGTCGAGGATGACCTCGAGCGTGACATTGATGTTGGTGGCCGAGGGATCCTTCTTGCCGGGCTGGCAAGTGGCGAGGGTCAGCATGGCGGGGTAGTTACCGGGAACGACGAGGAGAGTCTTCTGAGCGTCAGCGAGTTTCATGGCGAGTGATTCCTATGTAGGAGGATGGGAGTGAAAGGCAACCAACATGGATGCCTGAAAGGCACTGCACACGGTTAGGTGAGCAATGCGAAAGATCTAATACGCCCCGCCGGGCGGGCCTCCCGGCTGCCCGGCGGGGTGTGCACAAGGAGTTAGTCGGAGTCGTCCTCGGGGAGGTGGATGCCCATCTCTTTGCGGGAGGAGGGCTTGGCGATGGAGGCCAGGGTGAAGGCCATGAGCCAGAAGGCTGAGGCAACGGCCACGAGGAAGAACACTTCGGGGAGTGTCATGGCTGGGTCCTTGGGTTAGAGGGCGGGAGGGAAGAACGGCTCGCGGTCACCGGGCTCCTCGTGATCTTCCATGCAGGCCCAGCCATGGGGGCTGATGCCTGAGATGAGGAACTCACGCTCCGAGGCGGACATGAAGCGCAGGGCTGCCTGGGCTGGAGTGCCACCGGCCCACAGGTAGAGCCCGGTGAAGAGCAGGTCTTCTGGGTAAGCATCGGTACCCCACGGCTGGCCAGTGAAGACGCAGACGCCATTGATGGCGATGAGTGGCTCGTTAGGGGTGTTGGGCACCTTGACGAGGTACTGGCTGTAAAGCAGCGTGTCCTGTGCCCGTGTCCACCGGGTGGGGATGTTGGCCAGGGAGAGCAACTCCGGGTCCGTGATGTTGGCGAGTGCGGACTGGATTTCGTTGTGCAGGTCGTTGTTCATGATGTGTCTCCTGTGCGAGTTGTGTGTGGAGTAGTGGAACTGAACACCAGTTCCAGGGGGAGGCCCCCCTCCGTAGGGGGGGCCGACCCCGTCTCAGTGATAAGAGTTTGGGAAGGACCGGAAAGAGGGCCTCCGTAGGCCCCGAGGGTCAGATCAACTCCTCTGTGGCCGTGGAAGCGGGGGCCGGGGTATCCACGCGCACGGGCGAGGAAGAGGGGGAGACGCCGATGGAGGCGGCGAAACGCTTGAGGGACTGGCCAGCGACTTCGATGTAGGAGAGGAGCGAGCCGCCCTTCTGCTCGAAAGCCACAGCCTTCGCGGGAAGCCACAGATTGGTGCCCGGCACCTGCACCTCGAGGACGGCCTTGAGGCCCCACTGCTCAGTCGAGGTGACAACGACGCGGGCCGGAACGATGACGGTCTTGTTATCAGACATGGTAGTGAATCCTTATGCAAGGAAGATGTGGAAGCAGGGTTACATCAAAGAGATGTAGGACACCCTGCCCCCTCCATAGGGGGGCAGGGGGGCCAGACCAAGAACCAGAAAGCAGTTCACTGTCCGTGCGCCCCACTGGGCGCTAGCGCCGAGGGCGAAGCCCGGCGCTACCGGGGCGATACCCCCCTTGGCCCCCAGTTGGGACGGCTTTATTGGAAGGAAAGGGGGAACCCGTCCCAAAATTTCCTCATCTATTCCACATGACCATACCGACCACCCCGACCATGTCTCCAAAAAACCGTACTCCCCATAGGGCTTCCAGCTCTCTACTTTCCTATTCTCCTGGTCTTCCTGGTCAGAAAGATATAAAGTAAGGAGAAACAAGCACTTAACCTAGACCACCTCTCCTGGTCAGACGTGGTCGGGACGTGGTCGCCCAAGACCCCCCACCCTCGATATTCCCCAAAAAACAAGGGTGACCCCCTGTCCCCCTAGTCCAATAACACCAGTTTGTCTCCCCCCAATAACACCCTATTCGGACCTTACAACCAGTCCCTTGACTCCGCGAATCCTCTCTTCGCCCAACCGAGCCCTGGTAAGCTTCCACGCGCTCTCCTCTACCAGCCTATGTACCAACTGCGCCTGACTCAGGTCCTCCCTATAACCCACCTTCACCTTCCACTGCTTCCAAAGGGCCCACACCGTGGTCGTACTAACGAACGCCGCGTCCTGCTGCGTGAAGTGCGCCTCCAAAAAGTCCTGCACTGGATTATTCAAAGACTGGAATCGACCCATGACCTCCTCGGCCAAGGCCGGAACAGGCCACAACTGACCCGCATCCGTCTCCTCCAACAACTCCCTAGCCCCCTGTAGCGCCCACGCCGCAATACCCGCCGTCTCACCCGCCAACTTATCCCCCAACTGCAGGTCCTCCCGGCCCAAAAAGCTATTGGCAAACGGCAGAACCAGCATCTTGCTCGCCAAACCCTGCCCCCTATTGGGCAACTTGGGGATCTCATTGCTCTGAACCACCAAGAAACCCGGGATCACCACATCCCTAATAGGCTCCATGTACTTACGGTCAATCGTAATGGGGTCTCCACCCACGATATTTTTCATGTTTGCCACCGCCAATTCACTTTCCCTGGAGTTCAACGCCCCAAATTCACTTACGCTCAGCACCCTTGCGGCCTCCGCACCCCACAACCCGAACTGACTGGCGATCTGGGCCATGCTTAGACCCCTAAAACCATCCCCCACGAGGTTCTTCACGACCCGCATAATGGTTCCCTTACCGCCACGGACCCGTCCCTGCATAAGCAGCCACCGCTGCCACCTCCGTGTCGGCATCAACATCGCCCCCATGGCCCTCTGCAGCAGTTTCACCCACTTTTCATCCCCACCACTCCACTGTTCCAAGCACCCCATCCACGTCGGACACACCGCCGACGGGTCCCACGCGCAATTCACGACCACCGGCTCAAAGAAAAGCTCATCCCTCGCAATAGTCCTGCCCGTCAGCACATCCACAACCACATCCTCAAACGCCACACACCTCTCCATAGCTGGAGCATCCGTCACCGTGCCCAACCACGCGGGCGCATAGCTCTGCTTCAGCCGAATGAGGGCCCTCAACGCGGCCTGCACGTTCATCACGGTCTGCGTCGTCGGTCCCAACCGCCTCGTCACGATGCCCGCAGCCGTCGGCGTCTGCACATGTGCATCTTCCATGGCCAACCACAGCGCCTCCTCCAACCACCGCTCATCCCTTCTTACCCACGTACCTGCGTACCACTCCCACGGCTCACCTCGCCACTCCCACAACCCCAACCTTCCCTGCGGTGTCGTCCACCTCGCTCGCAAAATGGCCCTCGCAATCATCATGGGCTCTGCACTGTTCAGCGGGTTCCGTTGCGTCAAGACTTTCATCGCGTATCCTCCTGTTGTTCAGCCCCTAAGGAGCCAGTATGTCAATCTTCAATCCAAATTTCGATCCAGCATTCCGCAGGCAGAGCGCGCCGCTCTTCAACCCGCTCCCACCAGTTGCACAAAGCAACCCGTACGGCGGCCTTCTCGATCCAAACGCAAATTGGCAAGCACCAACTGTTCCAGGAAATGTGGGGGGTGGCTCTACGACTTCGGGCTTGGGCAGTGGAGTCGGAGCTGCAAGTGGGGCTAGCGCACTTCCCGCTAGCGGCGCCAACACTACACCACCGACGACACCGGGTCAAACGCAACCGCCACAAAACCCGCAAAAAACCATTACTCCCCAGACTGTTTCAGTTGGCGAAATCGGCAACGCGAACACCATCGCCGGTCTGATCGACCTTTCCTCTAAGGTTGACCGCATGACGGACAACTACACCAAGCGCCATATGCAGGAGATGATCAAGGACAAGATCTCGGAGATTCGTCGCGCTGAGAAGTTTGAAGCTGACCGCGCCCACAACGAAAAGACCCGAGCCTTCTGGGCCGCCTCAGCCGCCAAGCAGGAAGCAGCCTACCGTGGCCGTGGCAAGACCAAGACCTCTGCTCCCGCTGCCGCACCTGCCCCTGCAGCTCCCGCACCACAGGCGGCTCCGATGGACGACTACCTGCAGGCCCTGTACAACAACGAGATCACTCCCGACCAGTACCGACAGCTCACCGAGGGAGAAGCAACTCCTGCAGCTCCTGCCCGCATGCCTGCAACTCCAGCTCTGGATCAGGCTAAGGGCGCGCCGCGCATCTTGCCCAGTGCCGTCATTGCCAACGAGCGAGCCCGTCGTTATGGCGAGCAGCTCCGCCGCGCACCCACCATGCCGATGCCGGCCGCAGAAGCCGAAGCTCCTGCCCCCGCTCCCGCAGCTCCCCGTTACATGGGCCCCACCACCGCCGACCTCTACCCTAACGGCATGCTCGACGACAACCAGTACCGAATCTCTGACATGCTTCCCGACATCTCTGGGTTGACGCCAGCGGTTAGTGATTGGTGGAAGAATACGCTGCGTCGTGCACAGCCCCCAAGGTCGTAAATGTCTAGCCCCAACCTGATGTACATCTCCTTCGGTGGGGGGATGCGCCTTGTCGGTGAGGACTACATCCTCCGCGAGCTTGCCACTCTCGGCCTCACGAAGCGCGGACTACGCCAGCTCTTCCGCAAGCTGAACGTGCCGGTCATCCACGCACCCGGCGATCGCATCCTCGTTGACCTCATCGCATTCATGTTGGCGATGCGCACCATCACTCGCCCTGGTGCACCCGACTTCTCCCTGCCCGGCTCCCAGCACCGGCCCAACACACGCACATCTGTCTCCTCCCAGGAGATCATTGACTCGATCCCCGAGACCACTGAGCTCATGGAACGTGGTCGCAAGATGTTTGGCATAGTGCAACCTGGCACCTTAAGATCTGCAGCTGGCGAGGTCGTCTCGCGCCTCAAAGACACCCAAGCTCGGATCAAGAACTAATGCCCCCCACTCCTCCTCGCCCTATGGGCACCAAGAAGTCCGGACCTACCCTTGCTCACTTCATTGAGAACCCCCGTCTCTCGGTGAAGAAGGGCGAGATGCACGTTTCACTTCGTGGGGGGAAGGCCATGCCGCTGGCTGACGCAATGGGCCTTGTTGATCAGGTGATTGCAAAGACCCAAGCATCCGGCAATAGTGCTGCTGTCGCGCGACTTCAGCAAGCGAAGCAGAAGCTTGAAGGCCTGACCAAGGTGCAGGCCATGCTAAAGCAACTCCCGCCCACCGAGGGTGTTATGGCGTCACCCGCTCAGGCCGCCGCGTTGCAGCGAGAGAAAAAGGTGTACGAGGTCAACCCCAATGCGCCCTCGGGTCACTTTGTCAAGCGCTCCTCCGCCGACTACCAGGCCGAAGCCACACCGGCCGATGCCCGTGCAGCTCGCATGGCCGCCTACATGGCCGCCAAGGAAGCCCCCGCTGCTCGGGTCCCCGCTGAGATCCGCACGTTGATCCGCGAGAAGCTGGGCGAAGCCGGCCCCGTGAAGGCAAAGGAGTTTACCGATCGCGGACTTCCAGTCCCCAAGAAGCTGGCCAACATTGCAACGGGTTCTCAGATCCGTGCATCGGGAGCCGTGACCACACAGGGCACCAAGCCGCCATCGGAGAAGGAGCGCATTGCCCTCAACCGAGCCCAGTACCTCGAAGACGTGGGGGGAAGTGGTTACGGCGGCGGGGTCCCTTCCCGCATTGAGAACATCGGCTCACCCACGGTGTCCGACATCCTCCGTCGGGGCCGTCGACTCATCGACACCCTGGGTAAGATGCCCACGAAGAAGGCGGCCAGTACTTTCAAGGCCCTCAAGGTCGAGATGGACCAGGCCGTGAAGGATGAAGCGGTATCCCGCGAGGTTGCAGACTCGGCGCTGAACCGCATTGTCGAGGGCATCATGACCTCCGGCTATGGTGACGCCCTGCTTTCCCGCATCAGCGGCGGCAAGTCCATCCGCCCCGAGGGCATCAAGACCAAGCGCGGCATGTCACCCGAGGCTATGGCCATTGAAGCCGCTCGCCGCAAGGCAGAACTTGAAAGCCCAAGCAGCCGGGGTGGTAGCAGTGTGCGACTGAAGGGTCGGCAGGACTATGACAAGCGAGCAGTTGGCCTGCAGGTGCTTTCCGAACTGGTAGGTAACCTTGAAAAGTCGGCAACTCGCAAGCTGAACTTTGCACCCAAGCGCTACACTCCGTCGGGCACAAGCCGACCAAACGACTTTGCTCGTTTTGGTGAAGCCCAACCCCCTGTTGGTACAGGAATTACCCAAGAAGAGCTTGATAGAATGAAGCAAATCAGGGCCGGTGAACCGGATACAGCAAACCGCAAGATCATGTCTGACTTTGTGCAAAAGCTTCAGCGAAATGGCTTCCCTGCTGACAAGATTGCCAGCATCATCAAGTACATTGAAGGCTAATGCCCCCCGCACTGCCAGACCCCAAGAAACCGACGGACCCGCTGACCTCGTTCTTTGCGAGCGAATCCGTGGGGGGCGCGCTCAGAGCGTCGGGCTTTGACATTCATGAGGAAATGGAGACACTGGTCCGACATTTCCGCGATACAGACCCTAACATCTCACTTCGAGCCCACTCCCGGCTCCGTCACGTAATCAGGGAGGTCGCACAGGCTTCTGGTCTGATTCAGAAGCAATCCGCTGAAGCGATTGAGACGCATGACGGACGCAAGGTGAAGGTCTCCTTCGAGACTTCCAAGCTGGTGTCCAAGATTCAGGAGAACGTACATGGCATCGTCGACCAAGACCGTCCAGAGTTCGCAAGCACCTACCTCCCGGCAGCCACAGATTCCCCCCACGCCGGAAGACCCGATCATGGTGCAGGCGATCCAGCAGATCGAAGCGATGGACGACATGCAGATGGCTCGAGCAGCGGGCCAGGTGTTGTACGATCTGGCGATCCAGGACCCGGTGATCTCGGTGGCGAGCCCGGAGATTCTGGGGATGATCTTGAAGACGACGCTTCGTGACGACAACGGAAAGCTGTTTCCCGAGTACTATCCGCTCCTGAAGCAGTACCTGTCTCACTCGATGGTTGCCCGTGATCCCCGCCTCGTTGCGGTGGCCATCACGCGCATCATCACCGTCCAGCTGTACGCAGCCGGAAAGCTGAAGAATGCAGATCAAGCGAATACCGCAACCGCCTGAGAATCCGCTTTACCCGCTGCCTGCTGACTACGACACGTTGACCGATGAGGGTCAGCGGCTTGCT